GATTCGCAGAATTATCGCCCTCACGATTCGCGCCCTGCTGACGCCCGTGGAGGAGCGCGGGGCATGAGCGAGCACACGCGGGCCCAATGCGAAGCCGAGCTAGTGCGGGTGCATCCGGTGGGCGAGGGGACCGATGGGCAACTATGGCGATGCACCTGCGGCAGCACGTGGGTCCATATCTGCGACGAGGCCGAGGGATGCGCCTGGTGGCCCGCCAATGACTGACCGCGCGCGGATCGCCCGGGTGCTGTACGAGGCATCGGCGAGCACCGGAGAGACGCTGTGGCCGTGGGAGCGGATGCGGAACACAAGTACGGCTGGACGCTTTCTCGCCATGGCCGACGCCGTGCTCGCGGCGGGGGTGGGGGCGGACTGCCTCTGCTGGGAGACGGGTCACACTCACGAGGTGCTGATGGGTGATGGCACGACAGAGACGCGACGACTGCCGAAGACGCATTGCCCCTCGTGTGTGGATGCCGCGCTCGCCACCGCCCGCGAGCGGGTGCGGGAGTTGGAGGCTGATCGCGACGAGGTCAATGGCCTACACGAGCGAATGTACGGGGAGGCAGTGGCTGAGAACGACCGCATCCGTGCTGGGTGGAACGCGGCCGAGGACGCGCTAGAGCAGGCCAAGGCGCGGGTTAGGGGGCTGGGCGCCACCCTGCGCACGGCTGGCTACCACGAGCCGACAACCGCGCACGATCCAACGTGCCCGTGGTGCTGCGCGGCCCTGCTCGCACCTCCGGCACCCGCGCCATGAGTTACCCGGCCGGGGCGTGTGACTGCGGGGTGGCGGGGGTGGGAGGGATGACCCAGAAGGAGGCGGAGACAAATGAATCGCGTGGCCTATAAGACATACCTGGCGAGTCGGGAATGGGCGGTTCTTAAGGAGCAGGTGCGGGAGCGGAGCGGAGATATCTGCGAGAGGTGCCTCGCGGCGCCGTACCAAGAGACTCACCACCTAACTTATGAGCGTACCGGCTCTGAGCGGCTCGATGACCTGCTCGCGGTCTGCTCGCCCTGCCATGCCTACGTGTCCGCGAAGTCGACCGTCGATCCATGCAATGTCCCCCGGGCGCCGTTGCGGACGCGAGAACTCCCTAAGCCCGTAGTCACATTCAACTGGGTGTGCCTTGCCTGTAAGGGGGTGTCGCCAAGTGCGAGTCGGTATTGCTTTGACTGCGGCGGCGATCGCCCCACGTCTGGTGCATGGATATGTGAGTGCTGTGATCGGACAATGGAGGGGCAGTGGACCATGCTACCGAGTTGCCGTCTCTGTGGAATTGGACGCCGACCTCATTAGGCTGGCGATTGTGCCGACCCGAGAGATCAAGGAATCCTCATTGACCAGCCAGACCCTCGCCGCCCTGTCCCATGGGGCGGAGCGGTGTTTCTTCCGCCTGACCCTTGTGGCCGATGACTTCGGTCGCTTCGAGGCGGACCCGGAGCTGATCCGGTCCCGCTGCTACCCGAGAATGCTGGACAAGGTGAAGCCTGCGCACCTCGCCGGCTGGCTCCATGAGCTGGTCGTCGCCGACCTGATTCGCCTGTACGAGGCGGAGACGACGAAGTCCCCGCGACGCGCCTACGGCTACTTCCCGACCTGGTTGAAGCATCAGCGCCAGCGTGCGAAGTGGTCCAAGTACCCGGCACCGCCGCCTGACGCCGCGCATTATCACGGAGTCAATGGAACTCGTGAGTTACCGAGTCTGACGGCAGGTGCCGGCACACGACGGCAAGTGGCGGCAGATGTCGCCGTAGTTACCGAAGAACCCGATACACCCGAAAACACCGAAACACCCGAAGAGACGGCACGGACGGCCGATGCCGCCGTGCCCGGCGCCTCGAATGGGGGATGGCAAATACCAGACCCCGTAATACGTGCGTTAGCCCGGGCGCCACACCTCGCTCGCATTCAAGGCAGTCAACGCCTTCGAGAAGACCCGGCGTGGTGGTACGCCCAGACGCGCGCACATCCCGCGCTGGACGTCGCGGCCTGTGTTCTGGCCGCCGAAGCCTGGCTCGTGACGAATCCTGGCAAGGCCTCGAGAAAGCGGGACGCCGTGAAGTTTCTGCACAACTGGTTTCGGAACGAGGAGAGCTAGACCATGCCCGACTGGACCTGCCGATGCAGCGCCAAGAACGGCGCGCGGGATCGCTACTGCGAGGGCTGCGGTGCCGAGAATCCGCGGGCACCCGCGCGCACGCTGGAGGCGCCTAAGGTGCCCGAGATGCAGCGGCCCTGGACCCCGCCCACGTATCCGGCTCCCGCCCCCGGCGACGACGCGCTGATCCGCGCCGAGATCGCCCGGGCGCGAGCGCTGCTGGCGATGCCGCCCAAGCCGGAGGCGCCACGTCACGCCGACGCGGACACATCTAACGCCCCCGCGCGCCTGGGCCTAGCGATCGACCCCGCGATCCGCGCGGAGCTGGCCCGGCGCAACGCGGCTGGCCCCGAGCCCGTGGGCGCCGTTCTGCCGAGTGTGCTGCCAGCGCGATGATTCGCCTCCTCGCCCTCACCCTGGCCCGCCTCCATGCCCTCGTGGTCGCCCTCGACCGCCCCCTGATGCGGCTGAGCGCACGCTGGGCGGTGAAGGCGCGACGGAGGACGCGATGACGGCCCAGCGCATGTTCTGGCTCGCGCTCTCAACCGGCAACCTGCTCCTGCTCATCACGGGCGAGCTCTGGTGGCACCTCGGCTGGCGCTGGGCGCTGGGCTTCCTCATCGCGGGCCCCGTGGTTATGGTCGGCCTCTGCGTGATCGCCCTCGTGCTGTTCATGCTGCTCGACGGCGCCGGCGCCACCACGGCCCCCTGTCTCACGGGCTGCGGTCGCCGCGCCCCGTTGCCCCGCCGGGGCCGCCGCCAGCCGCCCTATTGCGACGTGTGCGAGCAGGCCCTGCGGCGCGACGTGGCGATGGCGGCGGCGGGTAAAGCGGAGGAATACAAGCTATGAATCGCGAACGCATCGAGCGAGCCCGCGCGAGCGCCAAGACGTGGGCCGAGAAGGGGAAGGCGGAGATGGGCGACGAGTTGACCGGACCCGCGACGATCTGGGAGGCCTACATGGCGGCGACATTCTTCTCGGAATCGCGGGTGGTCGAGCTGTGCGACGCGCTCCTTGCCGAGGAGTCGTCAGCCCTGCCCGTCTGCGTCCGCTGCGGCCGGACCATCCCGAAGGGCGAGATGATGAACTACGGCATGTACGGTCGCATGGGCGGCGACCTCGTCACCGGCCTCGCACACATGGGCGACTGCCCGATGCCGCTCGAGCCGTGGATCGCATGAACCGCTCGCCCCGCGTCCTCGGCAACCGCCTCACGCCCGAGCAGAAAGCCCGGCGCCTGACCCTCCTGCGCGAGCTGTGGACCCACGGCGAGCCCCGCGCGCAGATCGCGGTACGCCTCGGATGCGCCGAGCAGACCGTGTCCTGGCTGGCCCGACAGGCGGGCTTGCCGCCCCGGCAGCGGAGGGCGGCGCGATGACTCTCGACGTCATGGCCTACGCCACCATGGCGGCCGTGAGCCTCGCCCCGCTGATCTCGGTGCGCTATGTCGCCGGGCGCTACCTGGACGCCGCCCGCGACGTCTGGCTCGTCGGCCTCGCCTGGCTCGCCGCGCTGGCCCTCTGCGCGCACACGCTGCCACTCGGCCTCGCCGCGATTGCCGCGCTGGTCCACTGGCGCTCCTGGGAGCAGCTCCCCGCCGTGCTCACGTGGACCGGGCTCATCGCCACGTGGTTCCTCGTTCACGCGCTGCCCGACTGGGCCCTCGCCGCGCTCCCGGCCGGCTGGCGGATCACGGTCGGCGGCATCATGCTGCTCGGCTTCGCGCTGGCGCAGAAGCGGCGCAAGCTCGAGATCAAGGCGGGCACGGGGACGCGCATCATGCTCGCCGCCCTCCTGGTCCTCGTCTGGCCCTTCACGGCGTGGTGGGAATGGCCGCTGTACGCCTACGGCCTCTGGCTGACGTCCTCGTGGGTCGCCCTCCTGGCCCTGCTTGTCGCCGTCGCCCTCCGCTACCCGGCCTCCACACCGTACGTCGCCGCCACGCTGGGCCTCGTGGTGACGCTCTTCGCCATCCCGTGGACCCGACGCATGGTGATCGACCAGACGCCGCGTGGCGGGTCCCTGGACGGCCTCCACGAGCGCTGGCGGACCTGGATGGCGATGCTGCGCCTCCTGCGGCGCTGGCCGATCTGGCTCACGGGCGCCGGGCCCGAGTCCGCCAGCCGCCGCCGACGCTGGCTGAAGCACGATCTCGCCCGCGAATCGGTGCGGCTGAGCGCGGAACAGGGGCACGATGTCTCCATGACGGGCAGCCCGACGCATTGCGAGCCGCTGGAGTACGCCTATACCTACGGCGTGCTCGGGATGGCGGCCATGGTGGCGCTCGCGTGGCATCTGGTGCCCCGGATGGCGTTGGGCGACCCGTGGACGGCGAGCGCATGGGCGGGGCTGGTGATTGCAGGGGCGGCGATCCCGGCAAGGGTGGCCCCGGTGGGCTTGGTCTGGTGGGTCGTGCTCGCGGTGATTGGAGGTCGGTCGTGACGCTCACCCGCCTGCTCCTAGCCACCACCGTCCTCGCCAACAACAAGGCCAAGCGCCTGGCCATCCGCCTCACGCGCTGGACGGGCAAGAGCCGCGAGCCCGTGCATCCCAAGCACCTGCTCGGCGACGATTCGGAGCAGTACTGGTATCTCGCCTACCTCACCGACGCCGATGTGCTCGACCTCGGGTGTGGCCACGGAATGCACACGCTCAAGGCGGCGCTACGGGCCCGCTCGGTGATCGGCATGGATCGCGACCCCGCCGCGCTCGACATGGCGTGGCGGCTGACGCAGGTCGCCCACAACGTGCGCTTGTATCCGGTCGATTGCGAGCAGGCATTGCCGTCAGCGGACGCCATGTTTGATGTGGTCCTCTGCCTGGACCTGCTCGAGCATGTGGTCGCCCGCGCGCACCTGCTTGGCGAGATCCGCCGGGTGCTCAAGCCCAAGGGCCTGCTCCTCCTCGCCGTGCCCAACCGGGCCACGTCCTGGAAGCGTCGCCTGGCACGAGCCGGGCTCTTCGCCTACTCGGACCCGGATCACAAGATCGAGTACACGCTCGACGAATTGCGCGCCGAGCTCCACGCCAGCGGCTTCGCCATCACGCGCCTACATCCAGCGGTCGTAGACACGCCGCTCATCGGCCTGATCGACCTGGCAGGGAGCCTCTCGCTGACGCTGTACCGCGCGATCACGCGGGCGCGGCGTCGGCGGGCCGAGCGGTACCCCGAGGAGAGCGCGGGGTTTTTCGCCGTGTGCGAGGTCGTGGCGTGAGCCCCGAGGAACTATCGGAGCGGCTGGGCTATCTGCTCCCGATCGTGGAGGGGCAATTGGCGACACGCGCGCTTGAGCGGGAGGTGATCGAACACCACGAACATTGCCCCCGTTGCTCGCACATAATCACGGAGGAACTGTGCCCCGTAGTGGCGGCTCTTTGCGGTCAGATTGAGATGGCACAAGGGCAGTACGAGGCCGATCTAGCGAAGTGGGAAATATCTGACAACCGCGCACGTATGGAGCACGCAAGATGAAGCGCTGGCCGCTCCAATCCCGCGCCGAGTACGAAGCCATCCAGCGCGGCCGCACGGCGGCGAAGTGGACGCTGAACGGGATCACGCGCGAGGAGGTGGAGTGGATACACGCCCGCGTCCCGCTTGCCATCGCGCAGGGGCCGATCCTCTGCCTCGGCGTGCGCAACGGGCTGGAGGTGGATCTCTTCCGCGACGTGTTTCGCTGCGAGATGCAGGGCGTGGAGCTGCACCCGCAAGGCATCCGCCCCGACGTGTGGATCGGCTCGTTCGACGCCATGCCGGTGCAGTGGGCGGGGAAGTTCGCGCTCCTGTACTCGAACGCGCTCGACCACGCCTACGACCCGGTGGAGACGGCGCGGGAGTGGCGACGGGTGGCGCAGCCGGGGGCGATGCTGGCGCTGAGCCTCGACATGGACAAAGAGCCGAGTGCTACCGATCCGATTGCGCAGATCACGCCCACCGACCTACGCGCATGGTTCGGTGGACACCTGTACGAACCGGACATCATCGGCGCGATGGCGACCGACTTCTCACTGGTGCGCGTTCTCTGGAGGCTCCCATGAGGGGGCTCTCGTTGCTGTTCGGATTCATCTGCGGATTCGGCGCCCCCTTCGTCGTCACGCTCGTGTACGGGATGGGCATCGTCGGTCATGCGACGTACTCCCGCTTCGGGCGGGACGTGACCGATGTGTTTTCGCGTCCCTTGTTCTGGCTCGGCGTCGGACTGGGCGCCGGGCTGATCTTCGCTATCCCGTGGCTCTCGGGTGAGCCGACGCCATGACACGGAGGCTCCCATGACCACGAACGCTGATCCGCTCTCCACTTCGTTCCTGTCCGGATTGTCGGAGGAGCCGAGCGATTGGCGCCATCCTGAGTCGCTGGACGACTTCACCACGCGCCACGATGAGCGCCAAGCGCTGACCAAAACCCCGACGATTTGGGCGCTGACCCGGGCCTATTTCCGAGCGCTACACGAGGTATATAGAAAAGCCTCTAGCGCCAGGAGGCGAAAAGCCGCTCCCTCGCCCGCGGCAGCGTCCCGAGGCCGTACGCGATGAGCGTGGGCGCACGGCTGGACTTTTCTCTCCACGCGGATTCAATGCTGGCCGCGACCATCCCTGACGTCAACGCACCAGTGACTCAGGAGTTATATCTAATACTCGTGCAGCGCATCGCTGTGCTCATGGCCGATGCGCGGGCGGGTCGATGCGACATCACCACGCATCCTCGAGACTGGAATACTCGCATCGACCCTGCCTGGCTGTTCGAGTCATGAACGCCGAACATCTACCGCTCATTGCCGTCGCCAGCGCGCTCGTCGTGACCGCGCTCGCCATCGCCCTCACCGCCACATGGCGCCACACGCTCAAGCCCTGGTGGCAGCGCTTCACGTGGACGCCGCGCCTCACGCCTGGCATCCGCGCCGAGGTCATCATGGTGATGAGCGCAGACGGCCACGTGGGGATTCAGTTCGAGAAGCTCGCGCCCGAGGAGAACGCGAGCGAGATCTTCGCACGGCTGACGGAGCAGTGGTTCGCGGTGGGCGAAGCGATGGGCGTGAACCTCAACTGGTCCTCGAAGATTGGCGCGGTGATGCAGACGCCCGAGGGTCCGGAGTATGTGATCGCGATGGTGCGACCGAGCAAGGCGAAGGTGCGCGAGATCACCGACGTGGAGATGGCGGCGATGGGCGAGCGGGGCGAGGGATGAGGGCGCCGGGTGCCAAAGGTACTCCGCTCTATCCTCCTCAGCGGGGCAGATTGGGCGCAAAACGCAGGTAGATTGAGGTAAAGAACTTGGGTCCGAATGCAGCAATGATGACGCCAGTTTGTGCGACATGTGTCCGCGCGGTATCGCCTAGCCGCCGCCGGCCGCCTTTCGGCAATGCCTATTGTTCCGACAAATGCGGAGAGCGTTATTGGTCGCGTCGGCAGGCAGCGCAACACAAGGCCGCGCATCGACAGCACCTCCTAACCATCGCGTCAATCTGTCCCGGGTGCGGCTCCAGCTTCACGCCTGAGAGAGTGGGGCAAATCCGCTGCCGTAAGGGTTGCGGCCGAGACAAGCGGCTGGCGTCAGTTCGTCAATGCCGAACGTGCGGGAAAAAGTTCCGGCTGCACAACGAGCGCTCGGCCTTCTGCTCGAAGAAGTGCAGCGCGATAGAGACCGGACAGAAACTCTCCCGTCCCACGTCCTGCGATGGCTGCGGCGCTTCTCTCCCGCGGTTCGACGGCAAGCCGGTCAAGCGCTGCGAGCCATGCGCTAAAGAGAAGCTTAGGGAGCTAAAGGCCAAAAGGGAGACTGATAAAGCCGTTCGGGCCGATGAGCGAGCCCGTTCACTCCAACGGACATGCCTCTGGTGCCAGTCGGCATTCACCGCGAGAGCGGCGTCAGAGCGGCTACGGTGCTGCTCTAATGTCTGCCGCACCAGGCTGCAAGCCACGATCAGGAAGCAACGCCTCAAGGGCCTCGCCCCAACGGTTATCTCCGTTGTCCTGCTCTACCATCGCGACAAGGGCCGGTGTGGGCTCTGCCACAAGCGCGTCCCGCTGACCAAGAAGTACCCGCATCCTCTCGCGGCCACAGTCGATCACATCGTCCCGATCACGAAGGGCGGCACGCATGCCTTCGAGAACGTCCAGCTCGCGCACGCACGCTGCAACCGACTCAAGGGCAATCGCGCGGGCGGACAGCTCAGGCTCTTCGGATGACCGAACCCGCTCACGTGCTCGAGACCCTGTCCGTCAACGCCTTCGCCGCCCACATCGGCGTGGACGAAAAGGCCGTCCGCAAGGGCATCCGCAACGGCCGTCTCGAGCGCAGCATCGGCCAGGACGCCAACGGGCGCTCGGTCATCGTGGACCTGGCCCTGGCCGAGCGCGAATGGCAGGAGAATCAGCAGTCGGAGATGGTCCGCGGCGGTGCCAGGAACACCACCATCGCCCGCGAGCGCCAGAAGCTCATCCAGGCGCAGCGTCGCAAGGTCAATCTCCACATCCGCGAGCGCCTACGCGACCTGATCCCGAGGAGAGCCATGGAGATCCGCTTCTCCACCCGCGTGGTCACGGCCCGCACGAAGCTCCTCGGCATCCCGAGTCGGGCCAAGCAGCGCATCCCGCATCTCACGACGGCCGATCTCGCGGAGCTGGAAGCGCTCATCCGCGAGGCGCTGGACGAATTGGCCGAGGACCGAGAATGAGCCCGAATGTGCCACCCAGAACAAGGGAGAGCAGCAATGCCAAAACATAGCCCGTATCGGTCCCCGTTCTTTATCCCGCCGCAACCGCCCTCCGGCGCGGTGGTACACAAGGGGATCTCCGCTCTGTACGGAAAATACAATGGTGGTGCTGATATTCCTCAAGAGGTGGTGACGAGTAACGGAGCCGCTGCGGCGTGCTTTTCAATCGACCCCGACTCGTGGTGGACATATCCGTGGAGCCAAGTGACTTGCCAGAAATGCCTCAAACTGAGGCCGAAGAAGGACAGCGACATTCAGGAGCTAAAGAACGAGATCGCCGCGCTCAGAAAAGCCGTCGCATCGGCTGGGCGTAAGCGGACGCGTCGCAAGGCGTGAGCACCGCCCTCGCCGATCTCGACCGCCGCATCTGGGAATACTGGCGCCCCCCGAAGCGCCTGAGCCTCGCCCAGTGGGCCGACGAGCATTACGTGCTGCCCGAGGGCGACGCCAACGCGGGCCGGTGGCGCTGCCTGCCGTATCAGCGGGGGCTCTGCGACGCCATATCAGACCCGGGCATCGAGCGCGTGTCCGTGATGAAAAGCTCCCGCGTCGGCTACACCAAGATCTTCTGCGCCGCCATCGCGTTCTACATCTGCCACGACCCCGCCACCATCCTCATCGTCCAGCCAACCAACGACGACGCCAAGCGACACTCGAAAGAGGACATCGCCCCGATGCTCCGCGACGTGCCAGCGCTCCGCGGCCTCGTCTCCGAGGCGAAGGCCAAGGACGGCGAGAACACGCTCACGGAGAAGTTCTACCGCGGCGGATCGCTCTCCCTCGTCGGGGCGAATAGCCCGCGGGGATTCCGGCGCACATCCCGCCGCGTCGTCATCTTCGACGAGGTCGACGGCTACCCGGTCTCGGCCGGCACGGAGGGCGATCCGGTCGAGCTGGGCATCCGCCGCAGCGAGTATTACTGGAACCGCAAGATTCTCGCGGGCTCGACGCCGACCCTGGCCGGCTTCAGTCGCATCGAGGCGCTCTTCCTGGACGGCGACCAGCGCCGCTATCACGTCCCGTGCCCGCACTGCGGTGCCTTCCAGGTCTTCCGCTTCCCGAACATGAAATGGCCGGAGGGGCGACCGGAGGCGGCGCATTTCGTCTGCGAGGCGAACGGGTGCGTCATCGAGCATCGCTCCAAGCGCGACATGGTCGAAGCCGGCGCGTGGCACGCGGAGGCCCCGGAGCGCTTCACGGAGGAGCATCGGCACGCGAGCTTTCATATCTGGGCGGCCTACAGCTATTCCCCGAATGCCTCGTGGGGTCAGCTCGCCGCAGAGTGGGTCCGGGCCGCGCACGGCGGGCAGACGACGACGCAGACCTACATCAACACCGTCCGCGGCGAGACCTTCACGGCCCGCGGCGAGGCCCCGGAGTGGGAGCCGCTCATGCGCCGGCGGGAGGGCTACGCCATCGGGACCGTCCCCGTGGGCCCGCTGTTCCTCACGGCGGGGGTCGACGTGCAGAAAGACCGCCTCGTGTACGAAGTCGTCGGGTGGGGCCGGGGGAAGACGTCCTGGTCCATCGATCACGGCATCCTGCCGGGCGATACCGCCACCATGGCGTCCGGCGGCCCCTGGGAGCAGCTCGACGCCCTCCTCGGCCGCGCCTTCCCGCATGTCAACGGCCAGGTGACGCTCCCGGTGCGCGTGCTCGCCGTCGACAGCGGCTACAACACCACGACCGTCTACGCCTGGGCCCGGCGGCACCCGATGAACCGCGTCATCGCGATCAAGGGGCAAGCGGCCGGCGGCGTGCTCATCAGCGCCCCGTCCCCGGTCGACGTGTCCTCCCGGGGCAAGCGCCTCAAGGCGGGCTACAAGGTCTGGCCGGTCTGCGGCCCCGTCGCCAAGGGCGAGCTCTACGGCTGGCTCCGGCTCGAGGTGCCCGTCGATGGCACGGGCCCCGCGCCGGGCTTCTGCCACTTCCCGGAGTACGGGGAAGACTTCTTCCGCGAGCTGACGGCCGAGCACCTGGTCCCGGTGCGGACGGCCAAGGGCTACGTGCGGATGGACTGGGCGCTCATCCCGGGGCGGGTGAACCATGCGCTCGACGCCCGGGTGTATGCCCGTGCCGCCGCCGCCGTGTACGGCATCGACCGGTTCACCGAATCGGACTGGCGAGCGCTCGAGCGCGCCATCGGCGACATGCCGACCACGGTGCCAACGGCCCAGACGGACGCCCATCCCGAGGGCGCCCCGCGCCCCGCGATTCCACCGCCACGCGACCCCTGGCTCAAGCCAAAGAAAGGCTGGCTGGAATGATGGAGACCAACTTCGATGTGACCCACGACGCCGGTCTCCGCCAAGCGGCCGAGCGCCTGATCGCGGCGGCGGAGGCGTACTGGACGGCGTACCAGCGAGCGCTCGGACACAATGCCGTGGTCTGGCTCACGGACACGGACGGGCGGCTCGTGATCTTCACGCGGAGCGAGTATCGGCAGACTCTCCTGGCGAATATCGACCACGTGCGCGAGGAGCACCGATTCGCCGCGACCCCTTCCGCAGGCGATGGCTAACCGCCCGCCCATCCGCTACGTCTCCGTCACGGTCCTGATCCCCGAGGACTGCGCGGCCGAGCTGCGGGAGTTCTTCGAGCGGAAGAAGACGGGCCGGACCACTCTGCACGTGGACGCCGGGCATGTCCGGGCCGTGGAGTGTACGACACATCATCGCGTGAAATCGGTGCCCGCGTGCTAAGATAACGCCGCATCGAAGTCGGATCACGGGCCCACCGCAACTACAGCGCGGCCCTTCCGACGGCCTCCGTGCCGTCAGAGGGAGCCGCGTTTTTGGCGTATACGACCACGCAACGGGATGCCCTCCAAGCCGCAATCGCCAGCGGCGTGCTCACGGTCACGTTCAACGGCAGGTCGGTCACCTACCAAAGCCTCTCGGAGATGCGCAGCGTCCTCGCGGAGATGGAACGCAGCCTCGGCAACACGCGCTCCTACCGCCTCGGCGTCACGAACAAAATGGGCACGGCGACCGAGAGCGACTAGTGCACTGGCTCGACCGCCTCCTCTTGCCCTTCGCCCCGCAGTGGGTCGCCAAGCGCATCGCCTGGCGCACGCGGTCGGTCCTTCTGGCCCGGCATTACGAGGCGGCCTCTACCGGCTATCGCACGCAGGGTTGGACGCGCTCCGGGACTGACCCCAACGGAGCGGTCGGCAGCGCCGGCACCCGCCTGCGCGAGTCCGCACGCGATCTCGTACGCAATAACGCCTACGCCGAAGCCGCGCTGTCCACCATCGTCGACCATGCGGTCGGGACCGGCATCGTGGCGAAACCGTACGAGACGACGCTCACGTCCAAGCTGGCGCGCACCCGCGCGATGGATCGGTGGAAGGCGTGGGCCGAGACGACGGCGTGTGATGCCGACGGGCGCCTCGATTTTGCCGGGATTCAAAAGCTCGTGATGCGCACCGTCGTGGAGTCGGGCGAGGTGCTGATCCGCCGACGCATCCGCCTGCCGGAGGACGGCCTCCCGATCCCGCTCCAGCTCCAGGTGCTCGAGCCGGACCACCTCGACCAGCTCAAGGACGGCGAGTCCTTCAGCGCCAACGGGGTAGTCGTCCGCCGCATCATCCAGGGTGTCGAGTTCGATGCCCTCGGACGCCGGGCCGCCTACTGGCTCCTGCAAGAGCATCCGGGCTCGTCGTTCACCGGGGGCGGCGCGCTCATGGGGACCTCCCGCCGCATCCCGGCCGAGGAGATCCTGCACGTCTTCCGCCCGGGCCGCCCGGGACAGGTCCGCGGCGTCTCCTGGTTCGCGCCCGTGATGTTGCGGCTGAAGGAGCTGGACGAGTTCCAGGACGCGACGCTCATGAAGCAGAAGATCGCCGCGTGCCTCGCCGTCCTGACCTCCGATCCGGAAGGCACCGCGCTCGGCGAGACGGATGCGAGCAAGCCGACGCTTGACCTGCTCTCGCCCGGCATGATCGCCAGCGTCGCCCCGGGCCGGACCATCACCGTCGTCGACCCGCCGGCGGTGAACGAGCACGCGGCCTACGTCGATAGCGAACTCCGCGCGATCGCCGTGGGCCTCGGCGTCACCTTCGAAGACCTCACCGGCAGCTACCAGAACATGCCGTTCTCCGCCGCCCGCATGTCCCGCCTCCGCCATTGGGCCCGCGTCGACGATTGGCGCTGGCGCATGCTCATCCCGCAATTCTGCGACCCGGTCTGGCGCTGGGCGATGCAGGCCGGGCAGATCATGGGCGTCGCCGACGTCGAGCTCGGCGCCGAGTGGACCTGCCCGCCGCCCCCGATGATCGACCCGTCCGCCGAGGGCCTCGCCTACCAGCGCAACATTCGGAGCGGCATCATGACCCTCTCCGAGGCCATCCGGGAGCGCGGATACGATCCGGACGCCCTCCTCGACGAGATGGCGTCCGACTGGAAGAAGATCGACCGGCTGGGCCTGGTGCTCGACTGCGACCCGCGCCGGATGACCCAAGCGGGACAGGCCCAGTCGATCGCCAAGCCCGGAGCGGCCGTGGCGGAGCCCATCGCCGCGGCGGCCAACGCGAACGGCAACAACCACCACTGAGGAGACGCGTGATGGTGAAGAGCGGAGAACTCGACAATCGTGAAGGGGTCCGAGGGCTCGCCGAGTCCGAGGCCGCCATCCGCAAGATGAAGGGCAAGCCCGAGGCCGACACGCCGCGACCGGCCGAGCAGGAACTGGCCGATCTCAAGGCGCGGATTGCGCAGGCGCGCGCGCTGCCCACGCCGCATTCGGCCATCGCCGACGGGCGCTCCTGGGCCATGGGGCGGGACGCGGCCCTGGCGGTGATCGACGGCGGGTAGGCCGTGCTGAACGGCACGAGCGTCACCGCCGACTTCTACTTCGCCCGCCCGACCCCTGTCCAGGCGCGCGTGTTGGAATTGGTCGAACGCTATTACGGGATGCTCAAGTCGCCGTGCCCCTCGACGTATGTGGCATCGCAGCTCGGCAAGCATCACGAAACGGTGCGTGAGCACTTCGCCGCCCTGCATCGTAAGGGCTGGCTCAAGGCTGAAAACTCACCGGCAACGCCCACCCGGGAGTTCCTCGCCCGCCGGGATTAGGGAGTATCCCCGCAGTCTTTGCGGGTTCCGCTCGGCCCCTGTATCAGCGCACGCTGGCCGCCGTGAGCGCCGCGCCCAAGCAGATCGACCTCCCGCCGCTGGACATTCGCGCCGACGTGCGTCCCGGCAGTGTCGACGCCGAGGCGCGGACGGCCGAGGTGGTGTTCTCCACGGGCTCCTCCGTCATGCGCTCCGACTGGTTCGGCGGCACGCGCTACGTCGAGACGCTGTCCATGAAGCCCAAGGACGTCCGCCTCGACCGCCTGAATAGCGGCGCGCCCTTCCTGAACACGCACAGCAGTGAGAGCCTCGGTGACATTCTCGGCGTGGTCGTCGCCGACAGCGCGCGCGTGGTCAGCGGCAAGGCTCTGGCGACCATCCGATTCAGCAAGCGCGCCGACGTCGAGCCCGTCTGGCAGGACATCCGCGACGGCATCATCCGCAACGTCAGCGTAGGCTACCGGGTCCACAAGTACGAAGTGACCGAAGCCAGCGAGGGCAAGCCCGAGATCCGGCACGCCGTCGACTGGGAGCCCTACGAAATCTCCGCCGTTCCCATGCCCGCCGATGCAGGTGCGCAGGTGCGCGCCGATCGTCCCGACAGCACCGCCCACTGTAATCCGTGCGCTCTCGTGCGCGCGGCCGAGGAGACCGCCATGCCCGACGAGCCCAGTGTAGCCACCGGATCAACCCTGCTCACGCCGCCGCCGCCCGTCATCATTCCGGCTGCGGCCACCGACGATCCGGAACCCATGAGCGAGCGCGCCCTCGGCACCGAGGAGGAGCGGCAGCGGATTCAGGGCATCCTGGATGGCTGCCTGGCCGCGCGGCTCACGATGAGCTTCGCGCAGGACCTCATCAAGCGCGGCGTCCCCTTGGTCGACGCCCGCGGCATCATCCTGAACGCGCTGCGGGGGGTCGAGACCGGGCCGAGCAAGATCCCGAGCGGGGTCGGGGTGGGGGTCGATCGCGGGCCGGGCCGGGTGACGGTGGACGTGCTCGACACCGTCTGGCGCGGGATTCAGGACGCGATGCTCGCCAAGATCGCCCCGAAATACTTCAAGCTCGGCGAGATCGGCTATCCCTACCAGGCGCGGTCGTGCCTGTCCTTCGTGGAGCTGTGCCTGCATCACCGCGGCATCTCGACCACGAACATGACGAAGGACGAGCTGGCCTCGGCCGGGCTCGGGTACGGGACGCGCGGCAGCGGGTTCCACACCACGTCGGACTTTGCCAACGTCCTGATCGACGCCATCAACAAGGTGCTCCGGGCTGCCTATGCGCAGGCCCCGCAGACCTTCGAGCCGATCACCCGCAGGATGAACCTCTCGGACTTCAAGACGATGAACGTCGTGCAGTTCGGGGAAGCGCCCGCGCTGCTCGAGGTCAAGGAGAACGGCGAGTTCACGTCCGGCACGATGACCGACGCGAAGGAAACCATCCGCCTCAAGACCTACGGGCGCAAGTTCCCCATCACGCGCCAGGCCCTCATCAACGACGACATGAACGCCTTCGGGGACGTCCCGATCGCCTTCGCCAAGTCCGCCCGCCAAAAGGAGTCGGATCTCGTGTGGGAGCAGATCACCTCGAACCCGACGATGGGCGACGGCAATGCGCTCTTCGTGGCCGCGCACGGCAACCTCGACAGCTCCGGCAATGCCATCGACGACACCGTGATCGGCGAGGGCTTCGCGGCCATGCGGATTCAGAAGGGGCTCGACGGGACGACGCCGCTGAACATCGCGCCGCGCTACCTGGTCGTGCCGGTCGCCAAGGAGTCACTCGCCCTCAAGTACACGGCGGTCATTTCGCCCGCGCTGGGCGCCAACGTCATGCCGTACGCGACCCGGCTCTCGGTCATCACCGAGCCGCGCCTGGACGCGAACAGCACGACCGCCTGGTACCTGATGGCCGGCGCCGACGATGTCCCGATCATCGGCCTCGCGTTCCTGGATGGGCAGGACGGCCCGGCCATCGAGACCCGCACGGGCTGGGAGATCGACGGGATCGAGATTCGGTGTCGCCACGACGTGGCGGCCAAGGTGCTGGACTGGCGCGGCGTGTTCAAGAACGTCGGGGCATAGGGAGAACGCCATGAAGAACTACGTACAGCGCGGCGATGTCCTGGACTTCGTGGCGCCCTCGGGCGGCGTGGTCAGCGGCACGCCGGTCAAGATCGGCCGCTTCTTCGTCATCCCGGCGACGACGGCGTTGGTCGGCGAGACCTTCAGCGGGGCCATCGAGGGCGTGTTCGATATCCCCAAGGTAGCCGCCGAGCCCTGGACCGCCGGCCTCCTCATCTGGTGGAACTCGGCCGCGTCGCAGGCCACGTCCGTCTCGACGACGGCCATGCTGATCGGCCTCGCCACCCGCACGGAGGCGAATCCGACGGCCACCGGCCGCGTGAAGCTCAACTACGGATCCTGGCTCAACCAGTAACGGAGGACGCGATGGCCTTCGACCGCATCAAGGTGCTAATGGCGAATCTGCGGCAGCGCTTCGACCCCCAGGAGTCCGAGGAGCTGCACCGCGAACTGGACAAGGCCAACGAGGAGCTCACGGCCCTGCAAGCGCTGAAGGCGAAGCAGGACGCCGAGAAGCCGGCCGAGGCGGACTCCTGGTCCACGCATCAGGAGCAGGAGCGGCCGTAGCGACGTCATGGTCGCGCTCAACCTGGATGCCTTCGCCGTCCTTCCGGGCGCCAGCTCGGCGGTGGTCACACCGCTGGGCGGCTCCCCGGTGACGACGATCGTCCAGTGGGAGCAGGAGGACGCCCCACCGGCCGGGCAAGAGGTCGGCGCAGGCGTCGCCTCTGCCGTCAACCGCCGGGTCGTCGCCTGGGTTCGGCGCGATCAGGTGCCGAACCTGCCCATGGGCTCCACCATCGTCGGCGGCCCCGCGCAGAACGTGAAGACGTACCGGGTCCACGCCGTGGATACCGGCGATCCCGACTACTTCATCGCGGTCATGATCTGATGGCCGCCGCGCCCATCGAGATCCGCGGCATCGAAGCCCTCGGGGCGCGACTCCGGGCCCTTGGCGACGACGCCCCCAACGCCGTCCTGCGCGCCATCAAGCGCACGAGGACGACGGTGATGACCCGCCTCGCCCGCTGGGTGTCGGGTGCCTCCGGGCTCCCCGTGCGCCGCGTGCAGCGGTCCATCCACGGCTCGCAGCCGAATCGCAGCGATCCCAACGTGACCATCACGCTCTGGGGCGGCCGCGATGCGCTGATCCGCTACAACGCGGGGATTCAGCGGGGGGCCATGCCCGCCCGCGCCTTCCGCGCCAAGATGCCGCAAGGCCACGTCGGCTTCTTCGAGCGTCGGCCCGGGCAGGCAAGCCTCCACGCGATGCCGGGCCGCGCCGTCTCAAAGCGCATCCGCCCTGGTGTCTGGCACACGCTACCGATTGACGAGGTGGGCGGGCCGCCCTTCACGTCGTTCATCACCGGCGTGGGCCTCGCGGACCTGCTCCAGTACGGCGGCGACGTGTTCGTGAAGAACCTCGAGGCCGAGATCACCTTCCGCGAAGGCCGGAACGCCGCCTAGCCATGCCCGTCGAACCCATTCGAGAACGGACCATGGCCGCCATCGCGACGCGCCTGGCCACCATCGTCGCGGGCACGGTGGCCTACTCCACGCCCTACGGCAGCAAGTCTGTCGAGTACTGGACGACGCCGAGCCTCGTCACCCGCGCGCTGCTGTGGCTGCCGCAGTACGACCAGCCGCTCGTCGCCGGCGCGCCGGGTACGCAGCTCGAGGCGGGTCCGGTCCTCGGGGTCGTGCGCGCCTCCGGGAGCGAGTTCCAGCGGGCGGTGCATGTCGACCGGGCGGGTCCCATCTCGGCGGGCTTCGAGCACCAGCAGCGCCTCACGCTCTGGGGCTACGTGAAGGCGACGGCGACCGTGCTGGCGGCGACGTTCATCGAGCGGCTCTGGCAGGACACGATGGAAGCGCTCCTGCTCGACCCGACCTTCGGCGGCCTGGCGATGGACAGCCGCCCCGACGGCCCGCTCGACACCGACGACGGCGCCATGGAGCCGCTGGGCTTCTTCGCCCAGGACTGGCTCGTGGTGGTGTGATGTGGCGCTCTCCAAGCAGGCCCGCGCGGAGCACTGGCTCGAGGAAGCCCTTGAGCAGTTTCCGATCAAGGTCCTGTGCCCCAACTGCCGAAAGACCATCGGACGCTATCGGCCCGGGCGCGTGGAACGGGCCTCGCGAGTGCTTCCAACCGTGAACTTCAAATGTACGCGCGTCGGGTGTCGCACCGAGGCCGTCGTCGTTCTGAGCGAAACGATCGAGTAGCGGGACACCGAGATCCCAATGAACCAGGAGAAGGCCGGATGCCAAGGCCGTCCACAGCAGGGAGGACGCCATGGCAGGTCTCTTCACGAAGCGGCTCGGCGGCGGAACACTCGTCCAGTGGAACACGGGCACCCTGGGCTACGCGGGCCCGTGGGTCACGATCCCCGGCATGACGGGGACGATCACGTTGCCTGGCGGCACACCGTCGACGATCGATGTTACCACGCACGACGACGTGGCCGCGGGTGGTCGATTCCAACAGAACGCGGCCGGCTTGGCGCAGGTGCCCGACCTCGGCGGGACGTTCATTCTCGACACCGAGAACGATATCCATCAGGCGATCATGGCGCACGTCATCAGCGGTACGGTGCGCTACTTCCGCTTCTGCCCGCCAGGCACGCTCACGGGTCACTTCCTCGGGTGCGTCGGGCAGCTCGGCTTCACCGCCCAGGCCGATCTCAACGGCACCGTGGGCGGCACGCTGTCGATCAAAGCGCAGTCGGTCTCCTTCTCCGTCACGTAGTCGTCGCGCGCCGGGTGTCGGGGCGGCGGCTCAACCCCGACACCCGATGAGGACTGCCGCATGAGCCAGACCGTCCCCCTCACGCTCGACAAGGAACGCCAGTTCCGCTTCACTATTTTCAACGCCCGCGAAGTCTGCCGCCTGCTGAGCAACTACCCCGGCAAGGGCCACGTGGACTCCTACCGGCTGCTTGTCCTGCTCGGCGGCCGCGACTGGGACGCGTGGGGCGAAGTGCTCGCCGTCGGGCTGAAGCACGAGGACGAAAACCTCAAGTCCGACCGCGCCCTCCGCTACCTGACGAGCTACCTCGAAGCGGGCGGCGACCTCGCCGTCGTCGCGAAGGCCATCCGCAAGGCGGGCGAGCTGGGCGGCGTGTGGGACGAGCCCGACGACACCGACGCGGCGCCAGCGGGAAACGCGCGGGGTTCGCGGGAGTCATCCCCCTAGATGTCGACGCCTGGATTCGCTGGGCCACGCCCATTGCCGCGCGCATCGGTCTGCACCCGCGCGACTTCGAGCGGCTCGAGCACCCCGATGAGTTCTACGAGCTGGTGCGCGGCGCCCAGTTTCGGCACGACCAGCAGATGGACGTGGCGGCCATGATCGCGCTCAACGTGCTCGTGGCCGCTGGCGTGAAGCTCCAGAGCGGCGAGCCGCTCACGCTGCACACCATCCTCGGCCGCGATCCGGTCTCGCTGATCCCCCCGCGCGAGCTGACCGAGTCGGAGCAAGAGGAGCAGGAGTGGAACGAGCAGGTGCAAGCGGCCAAGAACTACAAGGCGCAGATGCTCATCTACGAGACGCAGCTCCGTCGCGCCCGGCGTGAGGGCCAGGCGGTCCCGGAGATCGAGGGCTAGATGCCCAGCCGCGTCGACATTGTCCTCAGCGCCCAAGGCTCGGCTGCGGTGGCCAAGGTCTTCCAGGACCTCGCCGACAAGGGCAAGCTGTTTGCGGACAACGTGGTGAATGGTGGCCGACGAGCTGAGGAGTCGCTCAACAGCCTCGGCGGAACTGCGAAGAACGTCTTCGAAATCTTCACCGGCTTCACCCTCGCCAATATCGGCCTGCAAGTCGCGGACTTCGCCCGGCGCTCCGTCAACGAATTGACCAAGCTCGGCTTCGAGGCGCAGCGGGCCGAGGAGTCGTTCCGGCGCATGACGGATCTCATGGGCGTCAACGGCGAGGCGATGGCCGAGAACCTCAAGACGGCCTCGCGCGGCATCGTCGATCTCTCCGACACCATGATTGCCAGCTCGAAGGCGCTCGCGCAGGGGCTCAACCCCGAGCAGATCACCAAGCTCATGGAGGTGGCGGTCGCCAAGGCCACGCTGGCGGGGACGTCGGTCTCGGAGGCGTTCAACAGCATCACGACCGCCGTCACGAATCAGCAAGTGAAGATGCTCAAGAGCATGGGCATCGTCATCGATGTCACGCGGGTCTACAACGACTACGCTGCTGCGCTTGGGACTGTCGCTGGCGCCCTGACCGAGGAAGCGCGCTCGCAGGCCCTCGCCGACGAAGTGATCCGGAAATCGGCCAGTACGCAGGACGCGCTCACGAAGGGCGTCCTGACCAACGCCCAAGAGGTGGAGAAGGCGAAGGCGTCGTGGAAAGACCTGGGCGAAACGATCGGCAAGGTCATGGCCGACAGCGATACCGCCTTCATCAAGGGTGGCGCGCGCTTCATCGACTGGGCGACCTCAACGAAGCACTGGCTCGACGAGCTGGGCGTGAGCTGGAACAACTACCTCGCGCAGTCGTCGCTCAATTTCCAGACCACGGGCTACGGGCCCGGCGGCACGCAAAACACCCGCGCGAGCATCCAGATGCGGACCTCGCCGCAGGAGCTGGCCGATCTCGCGGCCGTGGACGCCGGACTCGGGCGCATCGGGAAGAACGCGGCCGATGCGGCGCCGAAGATCCTCGCCGTCGAGCATGCCCTCGCCATGGCGGACCTGGCGATGAAGGGGTTTGCCGCCGGGCAAGCGCAGGGCACCACGACGGCCGCCGAGTTCTCCGCCGGGATTCAGACGCAGATCGCGAGCCTCAAGGCGCTGGAAAACCAAACGCCCGAGGTGAAGGCCAAGATTCAGGACTTGCAGACGCAGATGGTCGCCCTCAACTTCTCGACGGCGCAGCAAGGCCTCAGCGCCTCGCTGCAAGCGGCGACGGCCCACGAGGCCGCGCTCCTGAGCCTCGTGAAGGAATCCGTGGCGCAGCGCAACACGACCGTGGAAGACGGCGCCGTCGTGGAAGTGCAGATCCACGCCTCGGCCCTGGCCGAGCAGCGGATGGACCTGGCGAAGTTCCTCGCCTATGCGCAATTGACCGAGACGCAGCGGTTTCAGTACACGCAACAGCTCCGCGCGCTAGACAGCCAATTCGAGCAGGCCAAGAGCGCCGAACGCATCGCGATGTGGGCCCGCGAGGCCGCTGCGGTCGCCCAGATGCTCGCGGATCGACAAGAGGCGGCGGGCCTGACGAATGGCCCCGAGGCGAGCACGCGCCCGCTCCTGGATGCGCTGGACGCGTGGACCAAGCTCGGGATCGCGATCGACAAGGTGAACCAGGTCGCGCGGATCGACGGCGACGAGCAGAAGCGCCTCGCCGATTCCATCGGGCTCACGCGGGCCGCGCTCGACGATCTCTCCGCGCGCTTCGGCGACAGCAGCGACGACGCCGAGATCATGCGCCTCCGCCTACACGGCCTCCTCGACGAGATGACGCGCCTCCAGACCTTCCGCGCGACGGCGGAGGACGTGGCTGAGGCATGGTCCTTCGTCGAGCAGGCCTCCAGCGGCGCGACCACCGCCCTCGGGGACTACAGCACGGCGCTTGGCCTTGCAGAGCAGGAATCCCAATTGCTCGGCAAGAGCCTCGGCGACGAGCTAAGCGTCAAGATCGCGGTGACGGAGCAGGCCATCCTCAAGGCCGCGAAGGCGTTCGGCGTCGAGAGCGATGCGGTCAAATTGCTCCAGGAGCGGCTCGCCGGTTTCAAGGTTGACCAGTTCGTTGACGACATGAGCCAGATCGCCGCAACCGCCCTCTTGATGGGCAACCGCTTCGATGGCGCCGGAGCTGAGATTTCACGGTTCCAGAAGCTCCTTGTCGACAAGCTGCGAGAGACCAACAACGTCATTACGCCCGAAGTTGCCGACATTGCGTCGAAGCTCAACGGGATGATCGACGCCAACAGGCTCCAGCAGGCGCTCGGGACCGCTCGGTCCGTCTTCGATGATCTCGTGGACGCCGGCCGCGGCACGGCCTCCGCGCTCAACAGCGGGTTCTCGGACCTGTTCTTCGACCTCTTCACCGGCCAGGTGAAGTCACTGGCCGACGTGTTCGCCTCCTTCGGCAAGTCCATGCTGCGCGTCCTCGCCGACTTCCTGGCCTCCGCCGTGGTCAAGCAGTTCCTCGGCTTCCTGGGCGACTTGCTCGGCGCATTCGGTGACGCCGGCGGGGGCGGCTGGGTCAATGCGCTCTCGAAGGCGTTCGGGGGCACGGGCGCTGGTGGCAGCGGGAGCGGCAGCCTCATCACGGCGGCCTTCGGGGGCGCGGCGAAGATCCTCGGCTCGTTCGGCGACTCGGTGTCAGAAGTTGCCACGACCGCCGTGGACGCGCTGAACGGCGTGGCATTCGGTGCTGAGACCGCGAGCAAGGGCCTCGGCAGCCTCATCCCCGTGATCGGCAGCGTGATCGGATTGGGCGTCGGCGTCTACGGGCTCATCAACAGCATCCAGTCCGGCAGCGCGTCCGGGATCGCGCTGTCCTCCGTCAGCACGGTCCTCTCGGGCTACGGCCTGGCCTCCACGCTCGGCCTGGTGCCGTCGATCGCGACCATGCTCGGCAACGCCCTCGTCGCGGTGGCGCCCCAGTTCGCCGCCTCGCTCGGGGCCGCCCTCGGGACCACGATTGGCAGCGGCGCGGCCGGCACAACCGCTGCCGTCGGCGTGGGCGCCGGGCTCAGCGCGGGCCTCTCGGCGATTGCCGCCCTCGCTCCGTTCGCGGCGTTCGCGGGCCTCCTCGTCGGCGGCGGCTTCGCGGGCATGGCGCAGGACGCGGAAGACGGCGCCATCCAGACGAAGGAGAACGCCGACAAGCTGCGCCAGGCCGCCGGGGAAGTGGGCGTGATCGTCGGCCTGTTCCAGGACATCAAGAGTGCGCTCTCGGCCACGAACCTCCCCGCCACGCTGACGAAACTGGGCGCCGCGATGCGCGACCTGCCTAACTTGCAGCACGCGCCGAGCCTCGGGGCCGAACAGATCACGGCCATGACCACGGAATGGCGTGCGAAGGTCGGTGCCCTCTTCCTGACGGCGCTCGACGCCGCGTCGAAGCAGGGGCTCGACACCAGCGGCATCCTCCAGTCGCCGTTCCGCGTGCGCGTGCCCAATTCCAACGCTACGGCCGCCGTCCAGCCGGGGCAGGTCTCGGCGCGCGGGTATGCCTCCATCTCCGAGCTCTACGGGCAAGGCGAAGGCGATTGGATCAATGCCCTCCTCGATCACGTGAAGCAGATCACCGACCCGCTGGTCCGCTACCTCGACACAAGCAACAACGTCGACACGCTCGACCTCGACGCGCTGAACAAGTTCCTCGATGGCGAGTACCTGACCACGACCCTCCGGAACGCGGTGGTCGACGTAGGGACGATGTTCGGCGTCAGCGCCGACCAGTTCGCAAAGGCGGGCCTTGGCCGCGACGTGACGGCCTGGAATCCCGACACCCAGGCCTTCGAGCCGGGGCAGAACTGGCGCATGAATCCGGGCGACGCGACCGGGTTCGAGTGGTCCGGCATCATGCCCTCGGTCGCCGCCATCGCGGAAGTCAAGCAGCGACTCGACGCGGCGGGCTTCGAGCCGGGGAACTACGGCAAGGCGCTCGAGGCGTTCCTGCTGTCCGTGGACGCCAACCTCGTCAGCAACCCCGCGTGGAAGAAGTTCACCGATGCGCTTGCGGCCGGCGATGCCTCGGGCGACCCCGACACGATCACCAACGCCGTCAACGCCGCGATCATCGCCACGATGACGCCGCAGAAGTTCTACGGCGCCGCGCGCGCACTCACTGACGCCCTTACCGAGCAGATCAAGGCACAGCTCACGACGCGCGCCACCACGGTGGACCCGGACGCACTCAAGGGTATCGACGCCGCTATCGCGGCCCTCACGGACACGATCAAGGCCTGGTCGGGCCTCGTGCAGCTCTTTACCACGCTGCCCGTCGAGATGGCCGCGATCGCCGGCGACCTCGAAGGCCAGACGCAGGCCGCCATTGACGCCTGGCAGGTCACGGTCGCCTCGCTGACGGATTCCATCGCGGACGCGCAGAAGGCGTTTGACGACGCGATCACGGGCGGCAACATCATCGCCATCCAGCAGAGCGCCCAGGCGCTCCACGACGCGGCCATGGCGCGCTACCAGGCCGAGCTGAAGATGGTCCAGCAGATCACCGACGCCATCCAGGCCATCCTCGGCCAGGCCGAAACGCTGGTGCAGATGGTCACGTCCATTGGCCAGTATGACATCAGCGCGTCCGGCAGCTTCGGGACCATCCAGGCCCTCCTCGACGCGTTGCAGAACACGGCCGAGCACGCCTCCACGACCGCCGCGCGCCTGTGGGCGGTGGACCAGGCCCTCAAGGCGATCATCACCACGCTGCCGACCGCGATCGCGAAGTTCGGCCCGATGCAGACGGCTGAGCAATGGCTGGCGACCGGCATGCAGACCGCCGCGCAGCTCCAGGCGGGTCCGAATGCCATCTCGCGCAAGGTCGTGGAAGGCGCCGCGCCCTTCCTCGCCGTGCAGCAAACCGCCATCGACGCGGCCTCCGGAGGCACGAAGCTCGCGCTCCTCCAGCAGCAGGCCGCCGCGTGGAACGCCCTGGCGACGGCCGCGATCAATGGCGTGAATCAGTGGGCGGATCAGGCCATTGCCGGCGCCACCGCCGCGGCCAAGGTCGTGACGGACGGCATCGACGCCCAGATCGTCGGCATCCAAGAGGCCGCGCAGGTCGCCGCCGACGCGCGCGCCGCCGAGATGGAAGGGCTCCAGGAACAGATCGCCAAGGCACGCGAGTTCGCTGCGGCCGTGAAGTCCATGGCGCAATTCATCGAGCAGCTCCGCGTCGGGTCCCTGGCGCCGAGCAATCCGATGGATCAGTTCATCCAGGCGCAGGCGACGTTCAACGCCGCGCTGGCCTCGTTCAAGGCGGCCCCGACGGCGCAGGGGCTCGGCGATCTCCAGGGCTTGGCGCAATCCGTCCTCCAGGCGGGCGGCGCCGTCTTCACGCGGCCGTCTCCCGAGTACCAGCGGCTCTTCGGCTCCATCGTCTCCGAGCTGGAGGACGCCAACGCGCTCGCCTCCGCGCAGGCCAGCGACTCCGAGGTCCTCCAGTCCCAGCTCGACGCCCTCCAGGCGCTCGACAAGACGGCGGCGAAGGCGGCGACGGATCAGATTGCCGCGCTGAACGCCCAGAAGACGGCGATCGCCGCCGCGCTGGTGACGCAGACCGAGGCGATTCGCAAGGCGGCAGCCGACGAGATCGCCGGCATCTCCGAGGGCCTCGCCACGGCCTTGCGCGATAACGCGGCCGAGCAGGCGCCGCTCATCGCCGATGCGCTCGCCAAGCAGGACGCACTCCTCGCCGCCGTCACACGCGGCGCGGGCTCAGGCCTGATCGACGGCGTGGCGTTCCTCGCCGAGCGGGCCAAAGATACCGTGGAACTCCTGCGCGGCATCTACGGCGCCCTCGCCCTCGCCATCCCCGGCGCCCCGGCGCTCCCCGGCGCCGCCACCGGCCTCCCCTACGTGCCGCGCACGATGCCGCTCATGGTCCACGAGGGCGAGGGCATCCTCACGAAGGCCGAGAATCGCGCCTACCGGAGCGGCGGTGGCGGCATCAACCTGACCATCAACGTGACGGGCGGCAGTGACCCCGCCATGACGAAGGCGATGATCCTCGAGGCCGTGCCCGCGATCAAGCGCGCCGTAGTGAACGCGATCGCCAGCGGGCCCGAGGGTAAGCGGTTGCAGGAGAGCCGGCGATGAGCCTGCGCGTCTCCCTCGTCAATCACGCGGCGACGGCCACGCTCACGGCGGTCTCCGCAGCGTCCGGATATCCGGTCGCGAACCTTGCGAGCCCGTCGACGCCCTTCAATCCGTACCGGAGCGGCGCCGCCGGAGCCGGTCAGATCATCACCATCGACCACGGCAGCGCGAAAGCGGTCGACGTCGTCGCGCTCATCCGCACGAACTTCGTCACGGCCACGTTCGATGCCGACGACGCGGCCACGTTCAACAGCGCCGCCGGGAGCCCGCAGTACACGGCCGCGCTCACGTGCGCGGAGGCGCTCAATAGCCGCTACATGGGCTGGCACCGCCCGGCCACGACGGTGACGCGCCGCTACAACCGGATCACGATCGCCAATCAGACGCCCGTCGCCACGGTCCCGCATCTCGCGGGCGCAGCGTACTACCTCCTGGGTGGGCTTTGGCTCGGCCCGCTGGCCACTGTCCCGCGCGACATTCTGATGGACCCCGACCTCGAGCGCCAAGAGCCCGTCGCCGACGAGATGCTGCCGTCTGGTGGTAGGTCACGCAGCCTGATGGGCTACCCGTTCATCACGCTCACCGCCAAGCGCCTCGCCGAAGACGCTGCGGCCAGCACGCTCGACACGCAGCTCCGCGCCTGGCTCGCGCTCGACCGCGCGTGGGGCGAGGCGGACGTCGCGCTCGTGCTCCCGCGCGACCTCGTGCCCTCCGACGCCTACGTGATGCGGCGGCTCAAGGGCGCGGCGTGGACGTGGGGCCGTATCTGGTCCGAGGGCGACCTGACCCTGGAGGAGGTGGCCAACTAATGACCCCGCAAGCCGAACGAATCATCAAATCCATGGTGGGCGACCTCATCGGTCAGCTTGCCAATGCGCTGGGCGAAGTCGAGCGGCTCAGCGCCGACAACGCCACGCTCACCGCCGAACTCGCCAAGCTGACAGCGCCCACGACACCGGAGCCGCCCGCGTCATGAGCGTCACCCACGTCGCTGTACCTGGGTCTGTGCCCGAGACCGGAGAGGGAAACAAAGTCGGTGCGTCCAAGTGGGCCGCCGACCACGTCATCACCGACATCGTCGCCGCCGGGCAACTCACTGAGAGCTTCACCATCACGGCGACGGCTGGCACGGTCAACAAGAACCTGTGGCAAATCTTCTCGGCGCCGAACGCGGCCAGCGGCGAGGTGCGCGGGTTTTACCTCGACCTCTATTCGCAACCCACGGCGGCCTATGCGTCGTTCGCCACTGCGGGCTTTATCTCGGTCACGCACGACGCGGGCGCGTTCGACCACACGAACGGTCTCCGCGGGCTCGCCGTCCAGGCGGTGCAGAACCTCGCCGGGACGACGGTGGCCGCGGCTCGTGGTGTCGAAGCCGTCTACCGCGCGGCGGCGGGCACCATCACGGAAGGCATCGCGCTCCTCGTGGCGCGCGGCTTTGCGGGCGACGCCGGCACCATCGGCCAGGGGACGGGCATCAAGATTCTGGCGCACGCGAGCCCGGCGCCCACCACCGACGTGGCCATCCAGTCGCTCGGCGGGATGCACATCTTCGTTGGGAACGTGAAGATCGGCGCGAATGCCGTGCCCAACGCTCCGCTCGATCTGACCGGGGATGCGCTACTGAACGGCAATATCACCGTCGGCGCCTCTGCGGGAGCGGGGAAGTATCTGCTGATGTTTGAGATGACCGCTCCAGGCGCGCCTCCGGCCGATAGCGCCGTCCTGTACCTGGAAGACACGGGCGCCGGAAAGACTCGGCTCGCCATCAAGTTCGCAACCGGCGCGGCCATCGTGCTGGCGACCCAGGCCTAGCCATGACGCTCGACTTCGGCCAGGACGACTTCTGGCAGGACGGTTTCACGCAAACCATCGAGCTGGGCGCGCCCGATATCCAGCAGCCCTACGTCCCGCTCTGGCTCGTGGAGGTAGCGACCGATGACTAGGCCCACGGTGACGCTGATCTTCACGTCTGACGATCACGGCTTCCCCTACTACGGCTTCATGGAGCCCTACGCGAGCTTGGCGCCAGTGGGGCATCCCAAGGTGCTGACGCCGCGCCTGGATGCGCTCGCCGCTCGGGGCGCGCTGTTTCCGTACGCGACGAGCACAGCGCCGAAGTGTGAGCACGCGTTCCAGGGCGAACTGGTCGGCAAGGAAGCGCTCGATCAGATCAAGGGCGGGACGAACAACCTCGACCTGAGCCAGGAATGGACCTGGGCGCGCATCCTCCGCGACGTGGGCGGTTACAGCGACGTGATGCAGTGCGGGAAATACTGGGAGGGCGACGTGCTCGGCGGGGGCGGCTTCACGGATGAATACGACTCCGGCGCAACGGCGGATCACTTCGGCCGCGAGACGGTCCAGCCCGCGCTCGACTTCCTGACGGCTGCCGTGACGGCGGGACGTCCCTGCGCGCTCTCGGCCGCGCCGCGCATCCCGCATCTGCCCTTCCCGACGCCAACCTTCCCCGGCTATGCGACCTATCGCGCGCTGTACGACACCATGGACTGGTCGACCGAATGGCTCGCGGGTTGGCAGAGCACGACCTGGGCGCACAACTTCTACGGGATGGTCTCCTGGGTCGATGCGATCTATGGCGCGCTCGAGGATCACCTCCTCACGCTCGGCGTGCTCGACGATACGCTGATCCTCTTCTGGTCCGACAACGGCTTCGGCTTGAAGGAAAGCAAGGACACCGATACCCATAACGGCCGCGCCACTCCGATCATTGCCGCGTACCCGGCTGCGTTCGGCCCGTGCGTGAGCGAGCGCATCGTCTCGTGCATCGACTTCCTGCCGACCATCCTGGACTACGCCGAGGTGGTCTCCCCGACCGCGCCACTGATCGACGCGCTCTCCATGCGCGCGCTGTGCGAGTCCGGCGGCACGACCCCCTGGCGCCTGTGGAAGCCAGGCCAGTGGACCATCTCGGCCGGGCGCCACGCCTACGCCTCGGACTTCGTGCGCGCCGATAGCACGGTTACGCGCGGCATTCTCTACACCGACAACCACAACGTGGCCAAGCGGGTCTATGACCTCGGGAACGACACCGAGGAGGCGCATAACCTCATCGCGACGCCAGCGGGTCAGGCGTTCGCCGCGAAGTACACTCCGCTGCTCCGGGACTGGGAAGTCTCCCGCGTGCCGCCGGCGATCGGGTAGCGCGTGGCGATCTCTCCACCCACGGTCGAAGTCTCGCTCGGCGATACCGGCGCCCGGTCCTCGTTCAACGTCGGCGCCATCGGGCAGACGAACGGCTCACTCAGCACCACGTGGACGCCGCCGGGGAACGCGCTGCTCCTCGTGGGCGTCAACCGCTCGCGCGCCACGGCGGGGAACACGCCGACCATCAGTGATAGCGTGGCGCAGGTCTCGTGGTCCGCCGCGCTAGATCAGACGCCGTTCGACACGATCGCGAGCCCGCTGCACTTCGCGACCTGGTTCTGGGGGATCACGCCGGCCTCGCCTGCGGCCATGTTCATCACCGTCGACTTCGCCGGGGACGTGCAGACCGGCTGCTCGATCATGGTCGCCTCCCAGACCGGGACGCATCTGACCACACCCATCGTCCAGAGCAAGGCGGCGGCGGCCAATAGCGCCGCCTCCGTCAGCGTCACCCTCGACTCGGCGCTCGGGTCCGGCAGCGTCACCGTGTCCTTCGGCTCGGCCAACGTGACGAGCGCCATCACGCCGCGCACGAACTGGACGGAGCCCGCCAACGGGGAGATCACCTATACCGCGCCCGCGACGATCCTGGAGGTGCAGGGCTGGACGACGGGGGAGACCACGGCGAGCTTCACCGTCGCGGCCGGGTCCAACGTCGCCATCGTGAATATCGAGGTGCAGCCGCCGGCATCCTCACTCACTGCAGCGCAGATCAGCCCCGCCGTCACGGCTCTCGTGGCCAGCGGCGGCTTCATCGGGAGCGCGTATGTCTGACCGTCGTCCATGGCATCACGTCGGCCACCGCGTCCTCGGCAACCCGTTCACGACGCTGGGCCTGGAATGGTGCCCGCGCTGCCGGAGCGAAGTGGATACCAATACGGCGGCGCATCACCGCGGCACGGTCTACGTGTTCAAGCGGACCTGCGCAGTCTGCGGAACGGTCATCAAGTGCGGCGTGTGGCAGAACGTGCCGCTGCTCAGCAACATTCCGTTGCCTGCGGCGGCCCTCGAATGGGTCACGACCCCTGACAGAGATCGGAGGTAGCACATGGCTAAGTTCTTCATCGGCTATTCCGCCTTCGCCACGACCACCGGCAACAAGACGGCCGCCAAGGTCATCGGCGCATCCGCCGTGGGCTTTGAGGTCGTGGAGGTGGGCATGGAAGGCGCGGGGACGGTGGCGCCGGCCGACGTGCAGCATCAGTGCAACGTCGGGTTCCTGTCGAATGCGGGCGCCGGTACGGCGGGCGCCTCCCCGACCCCCGAGCGGATGGGGCAAAACGCCGGACGGGCGTCCGGGCTCACGGCCGGCACGGCGTTCTCGGCCGAGCCGACCACCTACGCCACCAACGTGTTCCCGCTCTTCGCCTTCAACCAGCGCGGCGGGATGCGCTGGGCGGTGCCACAGGGGGAAGGCTTCAAGTCTGACGGCGCCCAAACGAATCTCAGCTTCGGGGCGCGCGTCATCTCGAGCGTGGCCGGCTCCGTGGACGGCAACATGATGTGGTGGGAATAGGCCCCGCCCTGACGTAGGCAGCCGATGCACTACGTCCGGAAGGTTGCGGTTGACCGGCCGGCCGGGGATTCCACTCCCGGCTGGCTGAGCCAGGCGCTTGCCTTCCGGACGGAGTTCTCGGGGGCCTTCTCTCAGATCCGCAGCTCGTTCGCCACGCTGTCCTCTCGGCGCTGGCACGAGCCGACGCCGCCGAGCTTCGCGTGGATCTTCACCGTCGTCGCGGCCGCCTCGGCGTTCACGGTGGCGTGGTCGCCCGCGATCACCGATCCGGCCCGGTCAGCGTACCGACCTCCGAGCAGCATCCGCTGGTATGAGCCGACACAGCCGAGTCAGGCGTGGCTCACCACGGCGATCCCGGCGCCGACCTTCCAGGCGGCCTGGACACCCGCCTTTGCTGAAGCCGCCCAGTCCTTCGTCACGCCCCCCGGGAAGCGCTGGTTTGAGCCCGCCCAGCCGGCCGGAGGAGACGCGTGGCGCACGGTGGCCGTCACCCCGGGCATCCGCACCTTCCTGGCCGCCCAGCCGCCGCGCCAGGCCTTCCGAACACCGCCAGGCAAGCTCTGGTTCACGCCCTCGCCCCACCTTCCAGGCTGGCTGGTCACGGGCACCCCGGCACCCCTCAGCCAGCCCGACCGGTACGCCACCTACAACCTCGACGCCCTGCCCGACTTCTACGCCGGGCGCCTGCTGAATAGCAGCGACCTGAGCATCGTGCGCGAGCTCGCCGACCCGCTCTGGAACGCCACGCCTGACCAGACGGTGACGCTGGAGCTCGACAACACGGACGGTGCCCTGACCGCCTGGTATCTCGCCGACCCGACCGGCCGCTCGGTGGCGCTGAAGCGCTACGACGCCCGCAGCGGCTTCCTCGCCACGAAGTTCCAGGGGCTCATCACGTGGGTCCGCCTGCTCGAGCATCGCGTGCAGGTCGACGTCGCCGTCCTCGATCGCGCGCTCTTTACCGAGCAGGTCCCCGCGCCCGTGGTCACGACGGCCACCTTCCCGAACGCGGTCGACGTGGGCAAGACGATCCCCGTGGTGCTCGGCCACGAAGTCACGATGCCGTGCCCGAACGTGTCCGACGACAAGGTCAACAGCCTCTTCGACTACCTGGTCGGCCACGGGACGCTCGCGGTCACGGCTCTGGCGCGGAACAATACGGCGTCGGATTCGCTCTACTCCATCCAGTTCTCCGAGTGCCTCCGGTCGGATGGCCTGGCGGCGACCTCGTGGGCCGAAGTGGCGCGCACCGACCTGTACCCCGGCTACACCGCGATCCGCTTCATCCTCCGCCAGCAGGACTTCAACAACGGCCTGCACACGATCTACGCCAACGTGACCGGACCCGCGGCCACGCGGAACTTCGCCCGCGCCATCGGGACGTTCCTCTCGGACACGACGTGGGGCCTGCGCCAGACGGTCAATCAGGCGAGCATCGATACCGCGGCGGCCGTGCTCGATGCCCTGCCAGTCCCACTTTATTGCGACGGCGCCATGCTTGCCCCGAAGGCCGCGCAGGATTGGCTCAGCGATTTGCTCCTGCCACGGGGCATGTGGCTCGACCGGAACAGCTCGGGCGAGCTGACGCTGCACGTCGATCAGCCGCGGACCACGGTGGCGATGGCGATCAGCGCGGACCCCGGCGATGGCCCCCGCAACCTCGTGGCCTTCCGCGAGCGGAGTGGCCCGGCGCCGGAGGAGCGCGTGCGGACGCTCTATCTCAAGTACCGGCTCGACCACGTGCGCGACGAGTTCATCGGCCAGGCGGCACGGTCGGTGAACGCGGAGGGCAAGGCGCGCACGATCGAGCACGCGTTCCTGCGCGACGCCGGGAGCGCCGATCTCGTCGTCGACTACCTGGGCAAGCGCATTGCCGTGGGTCAGGAGACGGCCGAGGGCGTGGTGATCACTCAGGAAGGGCGCGCGCTCGGCATCGGCGACCTGGTCTATCTGACCAAGGCGTCGGCGGGCTACACCGGGAACATCCTCGAGGTGTGGAAGATCGCCGAGTCGCTGACCTCGCTGGAGCTGACGCTGCGCGGCTGGTCCTACGCCACGTTCGCCTACACGCCGGGCACCCTGCCGGGGGATCCGATTGCCGGTACGGAATCGGATTTCAGCAGGACGGACCCGAGCGCGGCGACGGGGCTGTCCATCAGCAGCAGCGGGACGACGATCGACCCGCAGGGCAAGGTCTCAGCGTGGGTCATCCTCGCCCACACGAATCCCACGACCAACTTCGCGTTCTCGGACGTGCTCTACCGGCTGAACGGGGCGACGCAGTACAGCTTGGCGGCCAAGAGCATCACGGCGGGGGCGACGACGGCGCGGATCGAAGGCCTGCCGCCAGGCACGAGCGTCGACTACGCGATCCGAGTGAGTAACGCCTTCGCGCGGACCTCGGGGCTCGTCACCCTCACCGCGCAGACGACGCCGACCGATGCGACGGTGCCGAGCGCGATCACGGCGACCACCGTCACGCAATCCGGCGCGAAGGTGGCCGAGATCACGTTCACCTACACGCCCCCGGCCGACTGGGCATTTGTCCGACTCTACCGCGCCACGTCGAATAGCTTCGCCGCCGCGACGGAGATCGCCAAGGGCAAACAACTCACGTTCCACGACGAGACAGTCAGCTACGCGGCGACCTACTATTACTGGGGGAAGGTCGAAGATCTCAGCGGCAACCTCTCGGGCGTGTCGCCGTCGTCGGGGCATTCGCTCACCATCGCGCAGATCGTCACCGCGGACGTTGGCACTGGCCAGATCACGACGCCGACCATCGCGGCGAACGCAATCACGAACGCGCAATACGTTGTGGACGTGGCGGGCGGCGCCACACGCGATGCTACCCAGGCCATGGTGGACTTGGCCAACGGGTCGGTCTCCATCACCACGACGGGCGGCCCCGTCTTGGTGCTCTTCGCTGGGCACTGGGAGACGCTCAATACGTCGGTCAACGTGGTCTCGGCAGGCGTCTATCTGGAACTGCAACGCGACGGGAGCACGATTCAGTACGCCTACGACTTGCGCACCCATGCTCCCGACACGGCCTTGAACCAAGGGAACATCGGTCGCATCACGTTGCCGATCACCGTGGTCGATCTTCCCAGTGCGGCCGCCCACACGTACAAGGTGCGATGGCGGACGGTATCCGACGAAGGCACGACGGACCAGACGGCCACGACGACGGGACACTCCCTCGAATGCGTGGAGATGAAACGGTGAGGGCCGCGCGCCTACCTCAGCGCCCGACGCGTCGGGACACAGGCCACGCCCTCCACGAAGTCGATCCCGTGCGCCTCCAGTGCCGCGACGATCTGCTCCATGGCGACGATCTGCCCTTCACACCCGAACGCATCGTCGGAGCGCTGCTCAAGCCTGACGGACTGCGACCACGTGCCAGCGCCAGAGGTGGGCGTTGCCGGATAGAAGCCGTAGACGATGACCGTGACGGACGTGATGTATTCCACGTGGGGCCTGGCGAGCCGCGCTTGCTGCGCGTCCTCATCCGCGAACGCGGGCGAGCACAGCGCGAGGGTGAGCACGAAGGGGAGAATGCTCTTCAGCATGTGAGCCTCCTAGTTCTTGCTGGACCGTTTATCAGGGTGCTGTTTCCACATCGCCACCGCAGCTTTACGTGCAATCGCGCTGCGCTGTGCGGGAGTCAGGCGCTTCGATCGCGCCTCGCCTCCCTTCCTGCCCAATTCCACCGCTGCGGGATTCTTTCGCTTGGCCATGTCCGGAGCGTACAGCTAAGCGCTAAGCATCCGCAAGCCTTATTTTACGGAGGCCGCATGATGGACGACAGGCTCAGCCAACTTCTTTTGGCCACCGGCTGGGCGATGCGCACCGCCACCGGCTGGACCATCTTCGCGGCCGACGGGACGGCGGGCGCCTGGGCCGACGCCACGGCAGACGAGACCGAGGCCCTTGAGGCCGCGCTCGCCGTCTATCCGACCATCGCCCGCATCCACGCTGCGCACGTCGACCAGGCCGAGGGGCACCGCGCCTCGTGCGCGAGTCTCAGACCGAACCCGTGCGATTGCAAAGGAGTGACGCCATGAATGACGCTAGCCGGGCAACCGAGGGACGCTCAACGGAGCCGAGATATGGTCCGAGCCAAGTTCAAGCTGACGCAGGTCACCGAGCGCATCCAATCTCGCGCGCAGTACGACGATCCGGAGAACCCGAAGAAGGTCACGGGCTACAAGGATGGGCCTCTCTGGGACGCAGAATTCAATGTCGTAATGGGCGGCACGTCCGACGAGAATCAAACGTTCTGGGAATACACGCCGTCCGGAAAACTGTCCCTGGCGACCATCAAGGTCATGCCGTGGACGATCGGGAAGGAGTATTACCTGGACATCAGCGAAGCTATTTAAGCGCCTTATATATTGCCGTGCTCATGCTCGTCTGGGTGGGCACGGCGCCCGCGCAGACGTGGACGCTGGAGGGCACCGGCCCGCTCCCGACGCTCAAGGCGATCACGCCTCCGGTGGTCCCGCCTGTGGTTCCCCCGGTCGTGCCTCCGGTGGTCCCGCCGACGCGCGACCCGACGCCCTTCGCGTTCCCGACCGATTGCGTCACCCGGCCGATCAACTATGACGAGCGCTATCGGTGGGCCTGGGCGCTGCCCGGCAAGGCGGACGACGCGCCGGATCGCAACGTCTACGCCTACGAAGACGGGACGGGGCGACCCTCGTCCGCGCATACGTGCCTGGGGATCTTCGCGCCCGGCGTCACCGCGCCGAACGGCAGCCCGCTCGGCAACCTCCGCGCGTGGGGGCCGATCAGCGCGGGCAAGGAGCAGCCGTGGCAGCTTCGGTGCATTCTAGCCACCGGCCGCCTGTGCCCGTGATCCGTCTCGCCGCCCTCGTCCTCGCCGCCTGGCTCCTCGTCGGCTGCACCACCGGCACCGATGCCCTCAAGGCCGAGGTCGACAAGGTCAAGGCGGACCTGGACGCGCTCCACGGACGCAACGCCGAGGCCGTGGCGGATCTGCGCGCCTTCACGGTGGCGGATCTCCAGGCGGCCACGGCGCGGGCCACGCGGGCGGGCGATCTCGCGGCGATGACGTGCTACCCGGCGATCACGGCGCTGCTCCTGAAAGCCGGGGCCGCCCAGCAGGGCCAGCCGGTCGGCGTGATCGACACGTTCGAGATGCTGCGCCTGATCGTGCGGCCCATCGGCGGCAAGGACGACACGCTGGATGTCGCGTGCGCCGCGCTGCGGACTCAGATAGAGAAGGACATCATCAAGTTCGACCTGGCCGTGAGTGGGATCGTCGCCTCGGGCGGCATCGCTGGCGGGCCCGCGGCGCTCAAGGCGGCGCCCAAGGTGTTACACCTCTTACGCTCGCTCGGGGCGGGCGGCGGGCCGTGACAGCACGCTTCGAGACTCCCCTCCGCGTCCAGGTCATCGACGGGACGTTTGTCTCGTTGGACACGCCGCTGGCCTATGCGTCGCCGATCCTCGGCGGGCTACTCACGGTGCCTGTCGGATTTGTCACCGACTTCGATTCCACGCCACGCTGGTTGCCCATCGCCTACGCGGTCATCAAGGGCACCGGCTCGCCGGCGGCCGTCGTCCACGACTGGCTCTACCAGACGCATCGCGCGGACCTGTATGCCGAACTCGGGCCCGGGTTCGGCTGGGCGGGCCCGGAGCAGGCGGTGGATCGCGCCACCGCGGACGACGTGCTGGCCGAAGCGCTGGGCGCGCTCGAGGTGGCCGCGTGGAAGATTCGCGCGATGGTCGACGCGGTGCGCGCCTTTGGCGGCAGCTCGTATGCCTCCGGGCCGACCCGGTTTCGGGTCAATAACCGCGCGCTGCTCGGGGTGGAGGGCCCGTGAGGCTCGTCCTGATCCTCGTGGCGCTCAGTCTCTCCGGGTGCGCGTGGTTCCGGTGCCCGGTGTGTTCACCCGCCGCATGCCCGAGCGCTCCGGCCTGCGTCCCCGCGCCAGTGGTCATCCAGCCGCCCGCGCCGGTGATCAAGATCGTGCCGCCCCCGCCCGTCTCCATCCCGCCGCCCCCGCTGGCCCCGAAGGCCGAGCCATGATCCTCGAGCGATGTATCAAGGGCTTCGGCCTGCTCCTCGCCCTGGTAATCGTGGGGCTCTTGATCTCGGCGACGTTCCAGCAGGCGGCGATCCAGCGCGAGCATCACGCGCAGATGGAGGGGCTGGCCCGCCAGAACCTGGAGCTCGACGTCCTGCGCGCTCGGGTGGATCGGAACCAGACCGAGAACGCCCTCATCCGCGCGTATCTCGAAAACCCCTATCGAACCCAGCCGGGTGCGGGGGCGCTGCCCGCCCCCAAGAAGCCGTGAGCCCGCTCCCCTCAGAGGCGCACGACGTGTCCAACGTCTACCTCACGGTCGGCCTCGCCATCTTTACGGCGCTGTTCGGGTTCCTCTCGGCGGCCTTCTGGTGGCAGGTGAGCGAGCGCCGCCGGCTGGTCGCGCGCGTCTCCGAACTGGAGGTTAAGGTCGGGCTCGTGACGCAGGCCGTTGTGCCGATCAGCACGGCCTTCCAGGCGGTCCTCATCAAAACCCTCACGCATTTTCATACGCCCGTCGTCGACGCGCTGCTCGCCAAGCTCGGGCCGCCGTATGCGCTGACCGACGAAGAGGCCGAGCAACTGCGGCTCGCGCTCTTGGACCGCGAGCGGGACATGGGCGACCGGATCACCGACGAAGAGCGCGACGCGGCGCACATTCTCCCGGCGGTCATCAAGCGCGCCAAGGCGGATGCGGCGCGGGCCATGATGCAGCCGCCGCTCCCAGTCGCGTTCAGGCTTGTCGCCATTCCCATCAGCGCAGAGGAGGGCAAGTGATGGCCGAATCGAGCAGCTTTTCCACCCGCGCGACGCTCGTCGTGAGCTTCGCCACCGACTTCATTCTCACGGCCGGAGGGACTATCTCGGGAGGGATGCTGGGCGCGGAAACGGTGGCGATGCCTCCGCTGCCGGTCTGGGTGCTCGCGGCCGTGCTCGGGATCATGGCGGGCGCGCGGCGGATTCAGGCGCTCATGTCGGCGCCGCCCGGCCCCCAGGTCCCCGTGACCGTCACGACGACGACGACGCCGACCCCCGGCCTGCCGTCGGCGCCCACGACCGTCACGAAAACCGAGCGCACGCCGGGGGAGCCGATCCCACGCGGGACGATCACGCCGTGACCCTGCTCCGCCTCGGGCTGATCCTGCTCGCGTGCGTCGTCGTGGCCCGCCTGACGCTGGAGCGCGGGGCCGCGGGTCGACCGCCGAAATGAGAGGGGCAGTCATTGATTGGCGCAGGCGTCGCGAATCGAACGCGCCCCGGCGGCTTACGAAGCCGCTGCTCCGCCTTGGAGCTACACCTGCGCACCGTGGAAAGGTGCTCGCTGGGGATTGCCGCGAACGGCGGGACTCGAACCCGCAGCCTCCCGAGAATGACCAGGGCTCTGACCAATTGAGCTACGCAAGCGCTCGGTCCCCAGCGGGCGAGGCCATCCTAGCATGAGGCGCATCACGATGACCGCGTTCGTCACCGTGCGGAGGCCGAAGCCGACGCCGGGCCGAGGCGCAGGCCGATCGGGACGTCGCGGAGAGCGTCAGGCGAACGCTGCAAATTGATCTCGACGAGCGCGCCAAGAAGATCGAGGCGCTGCTGAACAAGGAGGTATGACCATGAGCCCAATCATTCTCGTCCTCATCGTCGTTCTGATCCTCGTCGCCCTCGGTGGCCCCTACGCTGGGTACTACCACTACGGCTACGGGGGCGGCGCCGGTCTCGTGCTGCTCCTCATCATCCTCTTCCTCGTGTTCGGCGGGCGGCTCTGACGCGATGTACGAATACCGCGCTCGGGTCCTCGCCGTCCACGACGGCGATACCTGCACCTGCGACATCGATCTCGGGTTCAGCGTCTGGGTCCGCAAGTGCGTCATCCGCCTCGACGGGCTGGACGCGCCCGAGCTGCCGACGGTGGAGGGCGTCGCCGCACTCAGGGCGCTTGTGGCGCTGGTCCTGAGCAAGGACGTGATCCTCCGCACGCGAAAAGACAAGGAGGAGAAATACGGGCGGATGCTCGGGACCATCATCCTCCCGGACTACGGCGTGACGCCGCTCAACGTGAACGAGCACCTCATCGCCCACGGCTTCGCCGTCCCCTATAGCGGCGGCAAGCGCACGGCAACGTGATGCCGAGCATGATCCTGCCAGAGCGCGGACCCTTCGCGTTCCCAGCACCGTACTCGACCACAGGGATTCGCGTGACGAACGGGGACGACGGCGAGCTCCTCCCGCGCACGTATGCCTATTGGCCGAACGTGAACGCGGGTCGGCGCACCCTCCGCATCTTTCTGGGCACGGATCGTGGGCCGCAGTGGTGGGAGGTGGATACCTCATCCCATGAGGTGATTCCTCGGGGGCCGATCTTCCCGGCGGGCCATCCGCTGGCCGTGTCCACCGCTGAGGGGTGGCACTGGGACTGGAAGGACCAGGATCTGCTCTACTGCGCGGACGACAAGCACCTCTATCGCTATGACTTCAGCACCGCGGAGCTGGAGACGGTCGTGGATATTACGCCCCTCGACTGGTCGGGGCGCCACGCCGTGCGTCAGTGGCACACGAGCGGGAAGCGGCATTCCGCCACCGCGTTCGTGAGGGTGGATGAGGGGGCGTGGCCCGCGATTGGCACGGTGGTGTTTGAGGAAGGGACGTGCCAGCCCCCGCGGTGGTGGCCCAAGATCGGGGACAACGCGCTCGATGAATCTCAGGTGGACCGCTCGGGGAAGTGGCTCCAAATCAAGGAGACGCCGGCGGGGCATCCCGGGGAAGACGACCGGATCATCAATCTCTCGACGGGCGAGGAGCGCATCATCACGGACCCGGAGGGGGCCCCTGGCCACTCGGATTGCGGCTACGGCTACGTCGTGGGGGCGGACAATCAGCGGGACCTCGCGACGTGGCGGCTGTGGCCGTTCGACAGTCTCCAGAGCCGTGTCATCCTGACGACGCCGTGGGAGGCGCAGGTGATCCACGTGTCGCACTGTAATGCGCGGCCCGGCGCTGCGGATCGCCAGTGGGTGCTCGGCAGCGGCACCATCCCGGATCTCATCACCATTCCGCTCGACGGCTCCATGCGCACCCGGGCCATCGCTCCGTCGATGTGTACCGGTGCGGATTACGATACTTTGCCGCGGGCCTCGCTGGACCCGGAGGGCCAGTATGGGTTCTGGCTCGCCACTCCCGAGGGGCGCCGGGATGCCTTCTTAGTCCTGATCCCATGAACGCGGTACCCTGCTACCCTCTACCCATGCCATCCACGAGCCTTTCCAGGGGGGCCGATGCCCGATGACGCGCACCTGGCGAGGATCGAGGAGCGCGTGGAAGAGTTCCGCAAGCACATTGTCCAGCGGCTCGACCAGCACGAGGACCTCGATGACCGCCGGTTCGGGGACCTCGCCGACACCATCCGGGCCGAGTTTGCCTCGTTCGAGAAGCTGATGCGCACCGGCATGGACGCCGCGGTGGTCACGCTGGATGCCAAGACGACGGTGCTCCAGGCGAAGCTCGAGGCGCAGGTGGCCGCCGCGGAGGCCAAGCTCGCCGTCGAGCAGGCCATCAACCGACCCTACCGGATCGCGCTGGGCATCCTTGGCGCCGTCCTGCTCACGACCTTCGCGGGCCTGGTGATCTCAGCGATCCTCGCCACCCAGGGCGTCAAGCTCACGCCGCAACTCCCCCCGGTTCACTCCACCCAAGAACGGAAAGAGAGGTAGCCATGCTCACCCAGGTCCTCGATCGGTTCCGACAGTTCCCCTTCACGATCACCCTCATCGTCGCCAGCGCGGTCGGCATCCTCGGCATCGGCGTGTGGGGCGTCTGGGCGCTCAAGATTCAGGCGGACCCCCAGGTGATTCGCAAGGCCGAGCCCTTGACCAATACCGGCGTCGATGCGGCCGGGCTCACGCTGGACGAATGGATCGCGCGCGGCAACCCGGCGGAGAAGTATGCGCCCGTGCCCAAGTCGATCTTCCTGCCCGGCGAGACGCTCTGGGTACTCCGGCAGGACTGCTTCGTCAACAAGCTCGCCTCCGGCTTCGTCTTCCGCGTGTTCTACGGCGGCGACCGGCGTGACACGCACGGCGACCTGGACATCACCAAGCAGAGCGGCACGCAGTACATTCTCGACCCGCTGCCGATCCCGAGCCGCTCCGACGGGTGCCCGGTGAAGAACCACCGCGTCTTGCTCGGGCTGGACATGCAGCCCCAGGTGTGGACCTACGCGCCCGGGGTCGACTTCTACAAGAACCCGATGCAGACCTCGATCCGCATCCACTTCCGTCCCGTGGTGTTCCGCATTGTCGCGGCGGCTGGACAGCCCGTGTCGCGCTGAGGGGGACCGCGCCTCATCTCGCGACGAGGTAGCCGAGCACCACGATCCCGACGACGAGCGCGAGCACGATGAGCAGGGCCGTGCCGCCGCTCGTCATTCGGGCTTCCGTTCTGCGCGCTGGCTCCGCGAGCATCCCGCAGATGACGCAGCGCGGTTTGTAGCACCACAGCGCCGCGAGCCAGAGCCCGCCCGTGACCACCACCAGGAAGAAGGTGGCCCAGCCGAGGGCGCGGCGGTGGCCCGTGATGCGCTGGCAGCTCGGGCAGTAGGCGGAGATCACGGCGGTTTCCCTCGGCGGCGTTCGCCTCGGCGGCGCTCCAAATAGTCGGACATCAGGATCACGTTGGACCGGCGTTCGCCACGGCGGCGCTCGGCCTTCTGCGGAGCAAGGACTTCGATCAGGGCGCGCTCCATGGTCGCCCAGCGCCCGTCGTTGCGGGACTGCCACAGATCGTCAAGGCACTGCCGCACGAGAATCAATCGCGTCGAGACGGATGGCATTGACCCTCCGATATCGTAAAGAATAGTTCCTTATGCTGAGACCATCCGTGCAAACAGCGCGCCGCAGTTAGCCAGAGGCGTTCGGCTCGCCCGTTGCCGCGATCTCGCGCGCGGCCGGGGCTGGCTCAAGCTGCCGGAGCCAGGTGAGATAAAGCCGGATCACCACCTCGGGCAACGGCAGCGTCCCGTTCGACCATTTCGTCCAGCGGTCCGATCCTGGCCGGATGGTCTTCATCACGAAGACCTCCAGTTCCGGCTCCGGGATGCCGAGCACGCGCGCCGCCTCCGCGAACGTGAGCGGCGCAAGTCCGTATTTCTTCTCACTTCGTGACACCGTTGCCCCGTCTCCTGAAAAAAGATCAGCGCGCTACTTGACAAGCTGACGACTCGTCAGGTAGAGTGCTCGCATCATGGTCAAGTCAAGTCAGGTCTCCCCTCGGACGCTAGCACGCCTCAAGCGGTCTCTGCAAACGGCTGGAGTGACCCAGAAGTCCATCGCTGAGCGCGCCGCCGTGACCGACACCATGGTGAGCCACGTGCTCGCCGGCCGCACGATCAGCGCCCCGGTCCTTCGGGTCGCAAAGGCATTGCTCGCCGAGGCAAAGGTCGAGCGCACGAACGGCCTGCTGGATGCTGCGGGCGCGCGATGAGCCCCTGCTTCTGCGCATGGTGCGGCGCGCTCATCGGCCACGTCGACACGCCGGGCCCGAGCCACGGCATCTGCCCGGCCTGCAGCGCGCGGGTCCGCCGTGAGGCGGGATTGCCCGCCGCGTTGACCGGAGGGCGCTGATGTTCCGCCACCAGCCCGGCCACCTCCTCGACGTGGCGATCGCCGGCGCGATCATCCTCGGCGCGTGCCTGCTGGTCGCGATGCTGGCGCGCGGACGCTGGGCGCGCGTCCTGTGGCTGTGGGGATAGCGATGGCCACGTTGTCACCCGACCAGCAACAGCGCGCGAATGCCGGATGTCTGGTCGTGCTTGGCGTGCTGATCCTCGGCCTGATCGCGGGCTACTTCTTCGGGGTGTGTCGGTGATGGCCGACCCCCGCAAACCGGGCGCGAAGATGCCGCCACCGCCGGAGACGCGCGAGCCGAAGAGCATCCGCTTCGAGCCGTCGCTCTGGGTCCGCATCACTGGCGTGGCGCTGTCGCGTGGCACTGAGCCGTCCGCGCTGGCGAGGGAACTGGCTGTCATAGGCCTCACGGTAATGGAAGAGCCGCTGGTCGCGGAAGCTTACATGCGTGCGCTCGCGGCACTACGCGTGCTGCCCGTCGCCGCGTCGGCGTAGCGGTTGAACACTACGGAGAGCAGACGCGATGCCTAAGCCCATGGTTGTGAAAACGTTTCGCTTCCCTGAGCGGGACTGGGATGAGGTCGAGCGCATTGCGAGGTCCGTGAACATCGACCCGTCGACACTCGTCCGGTTCATCCTGAAAAAGGTCATTCGCGATAGCGCTACTGGCGCACTCAAGGAAGACATTGAGCGACTCCAGCGGGCGCAGGAGGCGCTCTTCGGATGACTGCCGACCGCACCTACACGAGGGTCCGCTTCGCCCCCGCCGACGAGTGCGCGCTCGGCCCGGTAACCATCTATGCCGCCGATGGTGTCACGAAACTGGGGATCATCCCCGTGTCGGCGCTGCGGAAACGCAAGAGCGCGGTCCCACTCCAGCACAGTGGCGTGATCGCGCCGCGTGAAGAGCGGCCGAACCTTCGGGCGCCGCGGTCGAAGCGGTGGGCGCAGTCGTGACGCGCATCGCGTGCCCCGTGTGTCACGCCGAGGTGTCCCTCGTCTCCCACGGCTCCGGGCGACCCCGAAAGGACCGCCAAGTCGTCGAGCGGTACATCCGCGTGCATCGCAGTTCGGTCGGGAGTATGAGCGAGGACTCGCTGTGTCCTGGCTCCGGCCGTTGGGTGCCCCATGTCGAGCGGGTAGCGTCGTGAGCACGGCCAGCAAGGTCGCCATCGCGCTCGCGCTCTCGCTCTGGCTCTCGCTGTCCTTCATCGCGGCCACGCTCTATGCCGCGTGGCGGACACGGAGGAATTGACCATGACCACTATCGTCCTCTCCCCGCTCTCCGTCGCGCTCGCCGCGCGCGTGCTGGGCGACGAACATGCCATCGTGCGCATCACCGAGCACGGCGCGTGGTGTGCCCGCTGCGAGCGGTTATTGGACGTGATCGCGTGGGCCGGGCCCTGTGCGGGCAAGGAGACCGCGCGTGCTTAGCGAAGAGGAGCGCGCCCTCGCCAAGCGCGGCAATCCCCGCATCCTGCGCGCGGATACCGAGATGCTCGCGTGGGGCCACCGAGAGGAGTTGTGACCCGCGGCCGAAGTCGCGCGGGCGCGCGGCGCGGTGCTGGCGTTTGATGACCTAGGCTATGTCGACTGGCCGGAGCAGTCGGTGAAGATTGCGGGCAGGGCGATTGACGATGTGGCCTATGCGCTGGGGTACAAAGGCGCCACGGCTTACAACGGCGCCTGTCACGATCGCCCCGACGAAGTGCTGGCGCGCTTGGCGGCGCTATGACCCGCCTCCTCGCCGATGCGGGCGGCTTGGTGGTGGTGCTTGCGAGCGCCGCGACGCTGTGGCTGCTCTTCGCGCTGGTGGCGCCATGACCGCCTACGAAACCGAGCTGGCGGCCGAGCTTCAGCGCGTGAGCGACGCCCAGCATGCGCTCGCCGTGAGGCGCGCCCACGTTGAGACCGCGCTGCGGCTGGCCCGACAGGGCGTGGGAGAAGGCATCATCCGGGCCACGCTGGAGAGCAAGAACGTCATCATCCTCGTGCGGCCAGTGGCGGGGAGCGTGGCGTGAGCACGACCGGCGGCTACTTCGACGCGAAGGTGACGGTCGAGATCGAGGCGACCGCGCTCCAGGATGCCGCATGGATGGCGCGCGTAGAGCGGTCCAATCGCAAGGGCGGCGCGCCACGACTGTCCTCGATCTCCGACCGCTCGCTTGAGGAGATCATCGCGGTGTGCGAGCGCGCATTCCCAGTGCAAAGAAAGGACAGGGACACATGAGCCTCACGGCTGAGGAGATCGCAACGAAACTCACCCGCATTACCACCCTGTACGCCGGGTCGCACTCGCCCAACGGCCAACACTGCATCATGGAAGCCGTCGCCTTCGTGGCTGGCGAGCCGTGGAGCGATGCGCCGGCCTGCGTGTCCCCGGTCATCGCCGCCTTCATGCGGCGATGGAACGATGACCTGCCAGACGATGCGACGCGGACGCGCCTGCTCAAGCCGCTGATTCTCCCCCTTGTCGGCACGAAGGGTGACGATGCTAGCGAGATCAGGCGCGCGTGGATGGCGACGGATTGGCTGGTGCGCTCGCTCGCGCCGACGTTCTTGCGGACCGTGCCGACGCTGGCTCAGCATGCGGACGCCCTGGAGGCCATTGGCGAGATCGTCGACGCTGTCTCTGCTTCTGGTGCTCAGCCGACTATCGCCGCCGCGGGGGCCGCCGCGGGGGCCGCCGCATGGGCCGCGGGGGCCGCCGCGTGGGCCGCCGCGGGGGCCGCCGCGAGGGCCGCCGCGGAGGACGCCGCGAGGGCCGCCGCGGAGGCCGCCGCGAGGGACGCCGCGAGGGCCGCCGCGGGGGCCGCCGCGAGGGCCGCGGAGGCCGCCGCGGGGGCCGCCGCGGGGGCCGCCGCGTGGGCCGCCGCGGAGGACGCCGCATGGGCCGCGGGGGCCGCCGCGTGGGCCGCATTGAAGGGGCCGACTACGAAGGCGCAGGCCTCAGCGGTCGCGCTCGTGCTCCGTATGTGCGCTGTGGGGAAGGCCCCATGAGCGAGCCCACCGGCAAGCTCACGCCCAAAGGCTGGGCGCTCGCAGCGCTTGCGGAGGCCATGGAGGAGGCGCAGCGCCAGGGCGGACCTCGCCCGCTCGTGATGGCTGCCCTGCTCCATGGCGCGCAGATTCACCTCACCGAGGTGCAGGAACTGGCGCGTCCGCGACGGGCGAAGAAAGACAAGGAGAGCGCATGAGCACCGACATCTCGAGATATGAGCCGGGGCCTATCGTCGCCATTTCGCACGAGCGCTCGATTGAAGAACTGATGGCGCAGGCCAACAAGATCAAGCAGGCGATGGAGCAGGCGATGGAGGTGGATCAGCACTACGGCATCGTCCCGGGCGCGCGCAAGCCGAGCCTGTGGAAGCCGGGCGCGGAGAAGCTCTGCCTGCTCTTCCGCCTCGACCCGCAGTATCACTCGGAGCCGGTGGCGCCGGATAGCGGCGGCGGCGGGCACCTCACCGTGAAGAGTGTCTGCACGCTCTGGCATATCCCCACGGGTCAGCGCTTCGGCAGCGGTGAGGCCTCGTGCTCCACGCGCGAGAGCAAGTACGCCTATCGCCAGGCGAGCCGCAAATGCCCGGCCTGCGGCAAGGAAGCGATCATCAAGGGCAAGGCCGAGTATGGCGGCGGGTGGCTCTGCTTCAAGAAGAAGGACGGCTGTGGCGCCAAGTTCAAGGAGGGCGACGCGGCCATCGAGAGCCAGGAGACCGGGCGTGTCGCCAACGATGACCTCGCGGATAGCTATAACACCGTCCTCAAGATGGCCAACAAGCGCGCTCTCGTCGCGGGCATCCTGAACGTAACGGCGGCGAGCGATGTGTTCACGCAGGATCTTGAGGACTTCGCTCGGGAGGAGGCCGACGAGCCGCCCGCGCCGCGCAAGGCGTCGGCCCCCGTCACACGGCCTGCGCCGATCGCGTCCGATGAGGAGGCCGAAGCCGAGATGGATGCGGCGATGCCCGAGCTGAATGAGACGCTCGAGCGCTCGCTCTTGCTCACCCGCTGCAAGGCGGCAGCGGACAAGGCCAAGCTCTCGGCGGCCAAGCGTGCCGACATCCTCGTCCAGTTCAATATCCGCGACCCCCGCGAAGCCAGCCTCGACCAGCTCACGGCCATGCTGGAGCACCTGCGGGGGCTCGTGCCATGACCTGCGCGGCGTGCCGGCGGCCCACACTCCAGTGCGCGTGCGCGGTCTTCTGCCACGTGTGCGGGTGCCGCACCAACCACGCCACGGCGCAGCATCTCGCCGCGGAGGCCGAGCATGGCGACGAGTAAGCCGCCCGGCAAGGGCCTCATCGAGAAGCGCGGGCGCCTGCTGCGTTGCCTGGACGCGCACGTGCGCTACCTTGCCACGCTGGAGACGATGACGCCGTGGGAGCCGCGTGCATTCGGGCATGAGCCACGCCCGCGCCAGACGCCCGAGGAGTGGGCTGCTCGGTGGGAGGCGTATGCGCCGCCCCAGTACGTCTCGCCACGGGAACGCCCCGCGCTCGCGCATCCCTGCGACGGGCTGGAGGCGATCACCGAGGAGCAGGTCAAGACGTGGGTGGCGGGCAATCCCTTCGTGCGCGACGGGCTCAGCCCACAGACCCAGCGCGCGATGGCATTCATCGAAACGTTCGCACCGAAAGAAAAGGCCTAGCCATGCCCGACCCCAGGGAGCGCGTCCAGGTGCTCCGCGCCGCGCTGGAGCTGCCGCTGCTCTTCCACTCCGGCGGCGTGTGGGACGACACCAAGCGGCGGCGCTGGCGCGAGATCACGGGGACGGAGGAGGCGACGACGCGCGTGATGTGCGACGCGATCCGGCGGGCGCTGGGTGGGACGGAGGGGTAGGCGTGCCGACCTGTGGTCATGGACACATCAAATTCCGGCGCGACGGCAGCGACACGCGCGCGTTCTGCGCGGACTGTGGGGCGGACGTGACAGCGCGCGAGCAGCGGGCTGATTATTGGCGGGGCGTCTTCGACCGCTCGCATCCCTACGAAGTGATCGGGCCCCATGGCCTCGTCGCTCAGTTCTCGGAGGCCGAGTGGAATGGGGACCGCATCTGCCGGTGCGCCGAGATCGCCATGGCCTGCACCACCTGCCAAGACGGCGAGCGGGCTGAGCATAGCGACCTCACGCTGAGCGCCTGGCATCGCGCCGGGCATCCGGCCGAGATCCCGTCCGCAAAGGTCGGTTGACCCATGCCCCTCGCCGCGTCCACGATGCCCCCGCGCCAGGTCGCCCCGGAGCGGCCTACTCTGCGCGCCGGGGTGCGGCATATGCGTCTGAGCCGAGCGGTGGAGGAGTTTCTGCAGGAGCGCCAGCTTGAGGGGAGCCTGCTCACGTACAAGGCGTACAAGAGCGATCTCCAACTGCTGGTCTCGCTGGCCACGATCGAGCAGGGGGACAACGTGTCGTCCTTCACGCCCGAGGTGATTCGCCTGTTCTTCCGCAAGAAGGACGAGCGCGGCCTGGCGGCCGAGACGAAGCTGCGGGCGCGCTCGGCCCTGAGCGAGTTTGGCAAGTGGGCGCTGCGGCGGCGCCTGATCCTGGTGAACCCGATGGCCGAGGCCGCGCCCCGGATTCGCCGTCCCAAGCGGGCGCCGCGCCCCTTCACGCTCGAGGAGCGGGCGCGTCTGCTCGCGCTGGCGCTGTCACCCGAGGAGACCATGCTGCGGAGCCTGCTCTACTACGCGGGCGTGCGCGTGAGCGAGGTGACGGGGCTCCGGTGGCGCCACGTGCGGCTGTCAAACGCCGAGCAGCGGGGGGCGCTCCGGATCATCGGCAAGGGGGACAAGGAGCGGGTGGTCCCCATGCTGCGCGAGCTGGACGCGAGCCTCCGGGCATGGCTGGCGGCGCCGGGCGTCCAGCCGCGGATGCTCGTGGGCGGGCTCGTGCTGGAGCGCAAGGGGGCGCCGCTGCGCGTGCGCCGGATCGAGTACATGGTGGCCAAGTGGGGCGTGCGCGCCGAGGTGGCCGACTGCACACCTCATAGATGGCGCCACAGCACGGCCACGCTGCTGTTCGAGCAGGGCGTGGACGTGCGGCTGGTGCAGCGCATCCTCGGGCACGAGTCGATCGCCACGACCATGCAATACACCCAGGTCTCGGACGCAGCGATGGACCGCGCGATGGACAGCCTGGAGGCGAAGATGGCCCCCGGTGTCTTGCCAACATGTATTCTCCACACGCCGCCAACTCCGGAGCAGGCCGAGTTATGAGCCGTAAACGGCCTTCGAGGGCGCGATGCGGCTAGTTGTAACGAAGCACGTGTCTGCACCCGCACGGCGATGCTCCCGCGATTCCGCGGGGTTACGGGACCGGAGTTATCAGCCTGAGGGTGTTGTAAAGACACCCGACGGTCGAGCGCAGGCGTGAAGTACCGCACCATCGTGGCCGACCCGCCATGGGACGTGGCGCGGCTTGAGAGCCCTGGTGCCAAAGGCTTTGGCACCAATGTCGCCCCGCTGAGATCGGTGACGTTGCCGTATCCCACGCTGAGCACCGAGGAGATCGCTGCGCTCCCGGTGCGCGACCTCGCGGATGAGATCGCCCACTTATACCTCTGGGCCGTCAACCGCTACGTCCAGGACACCTACCGAATCGCGCGAGCTTGGGGCTTCAGGCCCTCAACCCTCCTCGTGTGGGCGAAGTCGCCGATGGGGCTCGGGCCTGGCGGCGCATTCAGCATCACAACCGAGTACGTGCTCTTTGCGCGGCGCGGGGCCTGTCCAGCCAGCGAACGTGTCGACTCGACGTGGTGGCAGTGGAAGCGCGGGCGGCATAGCGAGAAACCGGGAGCGTTCCTTGACATGGTGGAGCGCGTCTCGCCCGGCCCCCGCCTGGAACTCTTCGCCCGCACGCAACGCCTCGGGTGGGACACGTGGGGCAACGAGGCGCTGTGTCATGTCGACCTGGAGACCCCGCGATGACCGCCAGCGCCCCGCAGCGCCGCGACGTGATCGAGGTGTTCGTCCCCGGCAAGCTCCAGCAGGTGGCCAACGGCTCGCTCTCGCGGGCGCACTGGAGCCGGAAGAGTGCGTGGTCGAATGCGTGGAAGGCGAAGACGCGGGGCGTGGTGCTCATGGCGTCGCCCCGCGGCCGAACCCCTGATCTCCTGTCCGGCCCGCTCGAGGCTCCGAAGCGCATCACGTTCACGGCCCACGTCGGCGCGCGCTGGGATGACGATAATGTGCCCGGAGCCATCAAGCCGATTCGGGACGCATTGATCGGCCTCGTCATTCACTCGGATGCGCCTGACTCCGGCCACGAGTTCATCTATGCGCCCGCCATCATCGACCGCGCACATCGCGGCGTGCGCATCACGATCACTCCGGTGGCCCCATGACCGCCCTCGGCGTCGGGCGCCGGCTGGAGGCGCGGTGATGCTCGTGCTGAGCCTCTTCCCCGGCATCGGACTGCTGGACATGGCCTTTGAGCAGGAGGGGTTCTGCGTCGTGCGCGGGCCGGATCTGCTCTGGGGCGGGGACATTCGCGCGTTCCATCCGCCCGCCGGCAAGTTCGACGGCGTGATCGGCGGGCCGCCGTGCCAGGCGTTCTCGCGGCTGCGCTACCTCGTGGAGTACAACGGGCACGCGATCGCCGAGAACATGATCCCCGAGTTTGAGCGCGTCGTGGCTGAGGCCGAGCCCGGGTGGTTCCTCATGGAGAATGTCCCGCAGGCGCCCGAGCCCTGCGTGCCCGGCTTCACGGTGAAGTCCGTCATGGTCAATAACCGCTGGTTCCAAGGCGAGCAGCACCGGACGCGACGCTTCTGCTTCGGCACGTCAACCGGGACGCCGCTCCATCCGCAACTGGCCGCGCTCGAGGCCGTCGAGTGGTTCCCGGCGGTGCTCGCGCACGGCGGCCAGCGACTCGTCCCTGTGGCCGTGGGCGGCTCCGGGAAGATCAAGGCGACGAAGGCCGCCGCGATTGGCTATCAGTCCACGGCCTACTTCGAGCTCGCCGTGAAGCTCCAAGGATTGCCCGCCGACTTTGACCTACCAGGCTTCACGGTCAGCGGCAAGATTCGCGCGCTCGGCAACGGCGTCCCGCTCCCCATGGGCCGCGCCATCGCGAAGGCGGTGCGGAAGGCCCTCGCCCAGGACCGGCTGGAGGCGCGGCGTGGGACGTGAGGAAAGGAGACGGTGATGGCGGCAAGCATGAGTGAGAAACGATATTCCGATTGGATTGCCGAACACGTGCCTGCCGATCCGACCGGCATCTGTCGCGAGGTGACGGCGACCATGGCCCTCGCGTTCCCAGAACTGAAGCGAGTACGAGGCTACTACCTCGGCGCTGGCATGGAGCGGCGATGGCCGCATTGGTGGCTCCTCGACGCACACGGCGCGATCGTCGACCCCACGGCCGCGCAATGGCCGGACCAAGGGCGGGGGTTCTATGCGGAACGTGACGAGACCGAGCCGGAGCCGACCGGCAAATGCTCCAACTGTGGCGAGTACTGCTACGAGGGGCGTTCGCCATGCTGCTCGGATAGGTGCGATCGCGAATATCACGCCTACATCATGGGCTCGATCAAGCCGCGATGAGCGCCCCCACGCCCGTCCGCGCCGCCTGGACCCGCCTGAGCACGTGGATGGCCGCCTATGAGCGCCCCGTGGGTGCCCCGATGCCGGGCGTGATCCCGAGCACGCTGGCGGCGGATCGGGCGGTGGTGGAGGCGTGGGTGATGGGGGAGCCGATGAGTGAGAAGCCCAGATACTTCGCGTGGGTGCGTCAGTTCACTGGCGTCATGCAATACCGCGCGTACGTGCGGGATCGCCAAACGGGTCGCGCGGTGCATGGTTGCAGCCATCGGCATCGTCGTGCGCGTCCAGCCGAGAAGTGCAGTCTATCCCTACTCGCGCAATTCGTAAGGGGCGTGTGATGGCTGAGGCGGGGGACGTGGCGGCGGCTATTGAGCGGCTGCGGAGCGAGATGCTTCACGCTCCCTTGTGCCCGATCACGCCGTGTACGTGCCAGCGCTTCGCCGACCTCGCCCTGCTCGCCCAGGCCGCGCAGGCGGGCGGGGGAGATTGCGTGGAATGCGTCGCCAAGCAGTTTCGGATTGACGCCCTACAGGAGAGCATCGACGGCTGCGCCAAACGAGTCGCGGCGCTGAGTGGAGACCGGGCGCGGGTGATCGAGGAGTGCGTCAAGGTTGTGGAGGACTCACAGGTGAATTTCTTCTTCCAGCGCTCCCCG